TTATCTCGCGGTTGTTTATGAACTCGTACGGCACTTCCTGGTACACATAATAATTTTACTAGTTTTAGTACAAAAATGCCCTACGAGCGTTGATTTTTCAACATTCTGTAAATCGAGAGTGTGTACTACTACACACTTACTACACACACTTTCTTCTATATTCTATGATTTTGTTGTCAGTGCCAACGATTTTTTCAATGTCGGCAAACGACTTTTCGGGTGTAACATGTGTATACAAGTCCATTGTCATTTTCAGTGTTGCATGACCCAAATATGATTGAACGACTTTCGGCTCTATGCCTGACTCAAAACATCTTGTCGCAAACGTATGTCTGAATGTGTGACCGCTAAAAAACGGAAATTCATTGTCACTGCTCTTTGTGTCATTTATCCGTCTTACAACTGAACGTATAGAGTCGCTATATATAACCGAATTAATCGGTGTATTGAACCTTGTAACAAACAAATATTCGTTCTGTTCCTTGGGTCTGCGTTCTGAAACTATCTTTTTAAGCTCAAATTGTTTAGTTAGATATTCTTTGCACACACTGTTAATTGGTACGTGTCTGTAACTCTGCTTGGTTTTTGGTGGCTCGACATGAAATGTCTTGCCTGTATCTTCAAGGTACTTCTGATACACAAGTGTCTTATTAACATCAATATAACCCTCGTCCATATGTATATCTGCCATCGTGAGTGCAAACAGTTCTCCTGGGCGCAAGCCTGTATTAACTGCCACATTATACATGTTGTCGTAAAATGTGCCTTTACACGCTTCAAAAAACTCGCTCTGTTGCTCTACTGTCAATGCAAAAGCATTAACTTCTTTGTCTGCTCTCAGTTTTACGCCTTTCGCCGGATTCTTAATCATCAGGTCATCTTCCATAGCTCTACTGAACATGTCATTTAAAATAACCTTGATTTTGCTCTGTCTCTCATACTTATAGTTATCGTCAGAAGCTTTGTCGATAAGTAGCTGTACATCTGACTTGTGAATAGATGTTATTTCGTGGTTTCCTAAGTATGGTGAAATGTTCTTCTTATATATATGCGTGTACTCCCTAATGGTATTGGGGCGCACCCTCTTTTTCTTGTATACATTCATCCACCTGTCAAACCACACATCAAGGGTAATGCTGTCCCTAACACTTGTGAATTGTTGATTGTCGGTCACTGCTTTACTAAGTTCTTTCCGCAGTTCTGACAACTTGCTGTTGTAAATTGTCTTGCTCTTGCCGAACCTATCTTTATATCTGCCCTGATAAAGTCCGTCCTTGCGCTGGGTTATTCCGACTCCCAGCTCTTTTCCTCTCAAATCCTTTCCCATACTGATTTATGGCTCCTTTCAAAATCAAAAGCCATTATATGATAATTTCTATATTACTACATAATGGCTCATAATTCAATATATCTATATACTATCTGTCTTTTCGAGGTATTTTTCAAACTCCTTGCGCTTGACTAATCGCTTGCCTCTTCCAACAAAAAGTACAAAAGGGCACGAGGGATTATTAAGCATATCATTGATTCTGTTAATTCCGATATTGCTGTACTCTGCAGCTTCATCAATCGTCAGCGTTACTTTTTCCCATATTGGCACTTTGTTAATCATCGCCTGACTCCTTTCTATCTTTTCTTTAATGTCCGCCACTCTCCGGGAAGTGGTCGTTTTTGAAATTAATAGTCTCTGTGATACCTCTTCAAGGCTTTTATCAGCAACTAGCAACTCAAAAACTTCCGCTTCTTCGTCTGTGAAATTGGCATTTTTCAAAATTTCTTCAAGTTCCGGCTTAGTAAGTTTTGAAAACTTCATAAGCCTATCTCCTATTCTTCGGTTTTGTTTGCACTGTGTATACAAGTACTTGAGTATCGGCATGAGCTGTTACACAGCTTGTTGTGCTCGTATACACATTGTCTTTCAATCGGCTCTATATCACTTATAGTTCTGCTATTCATCTTATCATCACTTCCTTTTTATACTGCTCTGCCATGTATTGTCCGTAGCTCATGCCCTTACTTTTGGCAATCTCGCAGATTTCCGCAAGTTTGTTTTTCTTAACAGGCTTTCTTTTGAGTCTTTTCTTTTCTCTGATTTTTCTTAATTCCGTAGCTCTCTGCTGTCTATGTGCTTCACAACACGTATTTTGGTTAGCTGCGGTCGGTGTAAATATCTTGCTACAGACTACACACTTAATTGGTTTGTAGTGTTTCATTGTTATCTCCTTGCTTGATATTCAGATTTTTAAACATAGCACACATAACATCTACCACTATCGAGTTGCCAAACTGCTTATACAACTGCGTATTGCTGTTTACTGCTGCCATTTTGTCAATATCTTCATCAGATACACCCATAAGCCGTCCGCACTCTCTCGGTGTTAGCTTTCTGATACGATATTGCGTAGCAATATGGCTATTCGCATATCCATGTGTTCCGGCTACAAGATTAGCGGATATGCCATTATCAGAAATAACTGTACCGCATTGGGAACCGTCGCTTGATATTTGACCGACTTTTTCAATTCTAACAGCTTCTTGGTTTTGTGCGGTTAATGTAGGGCAAGTATTGCCTTTGTCTTGCACTCTGCCTCTTCTTGTTTTGCTGTTAGGATAGCTTGCATCAAAGCAACCGCCTATTTCACATTCAATAGAGTCTTCCTTTGTAGCCTGTCTGATTTTTACGTTTTCAAGCAATAAATTATCTTTTTGCACACTCGTCAAGCAATTACTTGTATCTTGCATATTTACTTCTAATCTCTGCTCCGTTGGGTTTCCCGCAGTTCTATCTGACGGATTATCAGGATTTCTGCCACGCATAGCAACTATCCGACTTTCACACACTTTAATCTGTTGTGTACCGCCACCCTCAACTGTTGTGATGTTAGGGCAAAGTGCATTTTCATCATATACTGTGTTTGATTGGTGTTTACCTGTGCCATTATCCATAAATCCTAACTGCTTTGCTTCAAGAATTTTCGGCTCTTGATTACCACCTTGCATTGTACTCAATGTCGGACTGCACCCCCCCACATCATAAATTCTGTTGGTACTCTCAAATTTTGCTTCAAGAGAGCCTATTACATTTACATCTGCCATTACTTCAATCACTCCGCTACTTGTTTTATTGGCTCTTAGGGTAGGGCAAATCCCCCCCCTAAGTACCTTTTCGCCACCGAATTTTTTGCTTTCAAAAAGCGTTATTCCGATAGCATCTGTTAGTTTTTCCATTCAATCACTCCATTACTTCCATAATTATCAAGGCCTTTATAATCTCTTGCCCTAAGAGTTACGGCTACATCAATCTGTTTTTCTGCCGTCTCTCCCATATCCTTTAACAACCAAGTTTCCATCTGACCGCAAGTTTGATATTCCACAGTCATATCTTGCCTTGATACAGTTCGCAACTTCTCTCTGTTGTGGCTTATTGATTGTTCCGTCAACGCAAGTCTGTCTGTCTGTCTGTCTGTCTGTCTGTCTGTCTGTCTGTCTGTCAAGATTGTGTTGTGGTAATGTGCCGTTGTCAATAAGCTGTTTTATCAGCTTGTCAGCCTTTTCATTGTTAATGTAATACTTTTCATCTACATTATCCTCGAGATAGTCTTTTAACTTCTTTTTGAGTGGTATGGGCTGTGGGAAATGGTAATTGTACTCGCCCAGGAATGAAAACATAAAACATCTTTCACGATTTTGCGCTACACCATAATTTTTAGCGTTCAAGTCTTGATAGTAATTTGTGTAACCTAAGCTTTCAAGGAAATCTAGCCACTTCCTAAAGTCGGGCATATTATCCTGACTATGTACTTGTGGCACGTTCTCCATGAATAAAATCTGTGGCAATTCTCCGTTGCTATCTCTGATTTCTGTTAGTATTCTCTCAACTTCCCACAACAGACCGCTTCTTGTACCGCTGCCCTTAGACATTCCGGCTTGTTTTCCGGCAACTGATAAATCCGTACAAGGGAATGAGTAAGTAAGTAAGTAAGTGAATGCATTTGTGTCGCAGATATTCAAATCTTCTGCATGAACCTTAGTTATATCCATTGTAGGAAAATCTGTGCCATGCACTGCGTTATAGCTTGCTATGGCATACTTATCAAACTCCACAACTCTGTAATGCTCAAATTTAGCGCCTATTCTCTTTAGTGCCATTGCCTGACTGCCGTAGCCGGCAAATAATTCTATCAAGCGGATAGGCTTTGTTATGCTAATTGGTTCTCTTGTGAAGTCAAATATGCTCATTTGATTATCACAAGAGTAATTGTCAAAATTCATTTTCTCTTACCAAAAGGAAACCTCGGTTTTATGTCGCGACAACCTATTCCTTTCTGATAGATTAATTAATGTTTAATATTTTCACTGCACCACTGCTCTTGTATCTCATCATTGGTCTTATCTCGTCCGTGAATGCCGTACCACGCAAACGCTGCCTCTATCAGACCGATTATGCCGAATACTATGAGGGCGGTGTATACTACTGTTGTTAAGTCGGTCATTCTTCATCACTCCAGTCTAATTTTTGACCGCAATCGCTACAATATTCAAACTCGCAATCTTTGTCATACTCACGATATTCTGTATCGTATGGTCTTATTTCTGTCGAACCGCAAGTGGGACATTTAAAGTCTTCCCATGCAGTATGTCTTATAGGTTTCTTTGGTATCTGCTTTTCTATTGCCGATATTGCAAATCTAATTGCTTCTAAAACGTTGTAATCAGGGTATGGCTTCCATCTTTCTTTTAGATACTCAAAATGCATTCGCAAAAATTCAATTGCTTTTTTCGCTGTCATATTATTCCTCACTTTCTAATAACTCTGGATTATCAAAGATGTTTCCGACAACTTCATATTCAGTATCATATTCAAGCCTGTGCTTATAATATTTTTCGTTAGGAATTGTACATATAATTTCAAAATCTCCAAATGTTATAAGCACATTCCCCTTGCTATTATTTATTTTTACAATATCATTTTCCCAAATCAGCTTGCCGTTCTTGCCTTTTAAGCCGGTGCATTGGCAAATGGTGGATGCATCAACTTCAATAGCATATATTTCAGCAGTCCACATATTTTCTTCTATATAATGAACTCTTAATAAATTTTCATTATCGTTTATTAAGAGTACCCATTTTCCTTCAACTTTAAATGGCACTCCTTGCACCCATTCTCCGTTATCAAGTCTTTTTGCCTTGTATAAATATCTGTCCATATTTTCTCCTATTCTGCTTCTGATTGAAGCTCTTTAATCCACCCATCATAATCCCATGAGCTTCCACATATAGCATCACTCGTTACAGTCGTTAGAAATTCTGCTAACTCTTCATCCGACATATTCCTTATCCTGTCGGCATTAGTCTGTTTATCACTTTCCACAATTTCAAAATATTCATCAATGAACTCCAATACAATTTTTAAATTGTATGAGCTGTACCCAATGTTGTAGCCATTCTCACCAACATTTCTGTACTGTACGCTATAATAAGGTTTACTATCTATCATTTCCATGATAATAGACAAGTCGGTTACTCTTTCTTCTTTTACTTTGCTCATTCCAATGCCCTCCACACATCATTAGGTTTATTTATATTCCACACACTAGGTATTGTGTCTTTAACTAGACACAAACCCTTTTCATTTTCAATTTTCCCAAAAGGACAAGTTAGGCAGTCGTTATCCTCGCACACTGTCTTGATTATTTTCAGCGCAGTTAGAATGCTTTTTGTCTCTACCACTACTCCGTCAACTTCTTTTTTCATTTTTTCCACCTCTCAATTCTTTCAGTTTTGCTTCTGCTTCTGATTTTGTAAGGAATAATGTTTTGCCAATTTTGTTTATGTCTGACAACTCAAATGTACACTTATCTATTACACATGGTGTTTCATTTGGAATCCCTAAGATGTAATAAACATCATCTCCTACTTTACAAGGTAACTTGATAAGTCTGCTCTGTTCCTCTAAGTCCTCATATTTGCCTAATTTTTCTATCAGCAATCTCTTATAATCGTAACTGTTCCTTCCACATGGCAAGCTGTCAGAAGCCCCATGTGTTCCGTCTGAATATGTCTTTGTTAATCTCTCCATTACTGCTCCTTATCCGGAAGTTTAGCTAGTTCGCATACTGTACACATCTGACCACTCCATGATGTTGTTCCATGATTCCAAGCGTAAACTCTTCCATTCTCATATTTCGCAAAATGCCTTTTAACCCACGAGTGAATACCACTATACGTTACCAGTATCGGTGTATCAACTGCAACTTTTGACCAGTCAACAAATGATTCAACATATTGGCTATTCGCCCATTTTTTTCTTTTGTCTATGCAAAATTCATCACCATTAAAATTGAATAAACACTCTTTACACGCTGTTCCTTGACATCGCATTGGTTCTGATGTCACTTTATTAACTGCTATTGAACCACCATTACAAGCAATATCCAGAATCTGTTCTGCAAATTTCTCTCTATTTGTCATTGTTTTGTACTCCTTTCCCATAATCCGGCATATGCTTGAATCTTTCATATGCCTTATTATCTCTGTGTGTTTCCATATATGCTTTTTGCTTATTATCGTTTGAATGCTTTATATGAGCATTTTGAGTACTGTCGTTATCCCATGCGTAAGTCATTAATCAATCACCTTTATGTACCTTTCATCAACGTAATTAACTTCATCAGCAAGGCATTGTGCCACCTTTGGTAATGTCAGACCGAATTGATTAAATTTATACAACGTGTCGATTAAGTCCCTAAATTCTGCGATAAACTCTTTAATTTCTCTAACCGGCAATTTAAACATCAATTTAAGTGCCGTACATGCTAAAGCCATGTAACTGTATGCCGTATCGTTTAAAAGTTGTCTCGTGTCGTTTATAGTGAGTGGATTATTCCTTTGATAAATCCTAATCAACTGTTGCATTGGGATTAAATTAATCTCTTTCTGCACATCAATGCCGTATCTGACTTTCAAAAGTTCGGCAAGCGTTTTAGTTTTCATTTCATTTTCGGTCTGTGCTCTTTCAAGGTACTCATTTATGGTTCTTTCAAGCCTTACAATGCGCTTGTTTCCAAATCCATGGTGTAAATACAGTACATAGTAGCCTAAGTCCATAAAGTCTGTGAAAGACCGACTTACGAGCTTTCTACGGCTATTGCTGTTTTTCAGCGTAACTCTCTCGGATTTTGTCCATGTAAAATCCGGCTCTTTGTGCTTTTTCTTTGGTTTCAGTTTGTTGCTCATATTTTTTCATTCTTTCTTCAAGTTCTCGTTTCGTTCTGCTAAAGCAGGCTTCTGTAGTTTCTTCTGTGACTTTTACAATCTCTTTACCGTGCCACCGGATAGTTATTTTTGCTTCCTTGCTATTGGTTTTGTAAATCATTTGCAAGTCATATTTTCTTTGCAGTGGTCGGTAAAAATCGTAAAAATCTTTCAAGGCGTCCATTGTGGACTCCTTTCTTTTATTTTCTGTCGTGCCAAGTTTGCCTTTTCGCAAGTTGCATTCTTGACATTCTTCTGATAGTGCATTTCACAAACCTTATATCCGGGCTTCACCGGATTATCGCAGAAAAAACATAGTCCTTGTTCATATCTGCCGGTTCTTTCAGGCATTTTAACTCGTGCTCTTCTCATTGTTTCTCTGCAAAATGTGCAAGTGGTATGCCCCGGGTCAGCTTTCCTTTTACGGCAGCGTGTACATATGCCATTTGCCTTGTCTTTTTCGTATCGTGCTTTTCGCCATGCTTTTTGTCGTTCATTGTATTTTTCAACATCAGCAGCACGTTTCTTTGACATGGCTTCGGCTGATTTTGCCCTACACTCGATACAGCTTTTTTCATCACCATATAGCAAGTTTTTACCACACCTAGGGCAAACCCCAACTGCCTGTAATTTCTTGTAAAGCTCTCGGCCATATGCTGTACGTTTGCTGTTACATGCCGTGCAAACCACGCCTTCTCTATCAAGTGGTTTTCCACAAAGTACGCAAAGGTTACTTGCTTTTCGTACTTCATACCTTTGCCTTGAATACTTGTCTTTTATCATTTTTCGCTAGGAGTAAAGCCAGCTTTAATTGTGCGCACAAACCTCTTTACCTCCTATCTTTTCATCTGCTCAATACGTTCCTTAATTTCTTTTGGCATTGGAACACCTTTAATTGGCTTATTTTGGCTTTTATTATCTTCAAGCGATAATTTTATCGTCTGTTGATTTTTAGAACCGATTTGAGCTGAATACGAGCTTCTATTGACATTTTCAATCAATGCCTGTATATCCTTTGGCATTTTTTGATATTCCTTTGCTCGATTAACAACTACCCTATAAGTTCTCATAAAGTTCGACTGTACTACGTTTTCAATGCTCTTGCTGTCCGTCAACGCCCAGTTTCTAAGATTATCAGGACTTCCGACAGCCTTTTGTACGAGTGGCGGTAACTTATTAAATTCTTCAACTGCACCATAATAGCCATTTCGTAGCGCCCTGCTAACAAGGAACCATGCTTCCATTTCGTTAAGTTCCTGTGGGGATTGAACCTCATGCAGTTTGTTAATTAACTGTCCGATGCTCGGTGCAAAACCGCTTGTATCGGAATGCACGTAAGCTTTCAATGCTGTAGATATTTGGCTGTAACTGTATTCTTCCAACATCATATTCCACACATCTACAGTCTCGGATAAATTGCTCGGCTTGTAATTGGGGTAGCAATCACACATTATGCGAATGATTTTAACTGTCTCGTCTCTTGTCATTTCTCTACCTCACACATTATCCCAATCAATAGCACCTTTGTTAGCTGAATGTGGCTCATTGTCCTTTAGTGCAAACAGTCCTTGCCAACAATGGTCTACTGACTGATTAAGAATCTTAACAGCCAAATCATTATCACCCTTTGAAAGTCTCTCAATAGTGTTCATAGCTCGGTGTAATGCCATTTCGGTGCATATTGGCTTTTTAATCTTTTTTCGCATTGTCAGATATTCCTGAAAAGCACTCTCTAGCATTTCATCATCAGGGTAGTAAACAGTTTTCTTTTTAGATATTGATTTATCAATATCTTTTTCTTTTATATCCTTATCTTTACTATCCTTAACTATACTATTCTTATCTATACTTACCTTACCTATACTATCCTGTGGCAGACAAGTGGCAACCACTTGGCAACCATCTGGCAACCCATTGGCAACCACACGGCAACCATCATCAGAAAATGTGTATGCACCATTGGATTTTATCTTTAATTTTGCCAATTCTTCCTTAAAATTCGTTGGTGTATACCGGTCTTTTCTCAAAGCGTTTGCCATGCGCCAATGCTTAATTACAATCACACCATTATCAAACTGATAAATGTATCTTTTTTCCAATAGTTGTTGTAAATCAGCCACACTTGCGTGAGCTTTGAACATGGAAACTGATACCTGATTGCAAAATCCGTCATCATCAGCAGACATAGATAAATGCAAATATAAGGCCTGTGCACTTGATGATAAAGCCATGAAATTATCATCATCAGTGACTTTTTTAGTGAACATCCTTCGTTCTGCCATTTAATTAATCTCCTATATCCCTTCAATTTTCGGTTGATGTATTTTAATCTTTTCCCTCGTGGTTTATATTGTTATACCTTTTTCTCAACGTGTTCTGCGCCTTATTCATACCCTTGAAACCACCGACAATAAAAGCTATTTCTGCTCTATTTTCCGTTGCCTTTGTTTCTGCTTCCATATCGTGTAGTCCGTACTCTACCTGAATAATTTCATTTGCAGTAATTCTTTTCAGAATTTCTTCACATTTCTTTTTGCTTAAAATCTTCATTCTGAATCGCCCACTTTCTTATCTCCAATTAGTTCCGATAGTTCCATCGGGATGGATAATAATATTTGAGTATCCATCTTTATAATCATTGTTTCTCTGCTGACACATATCTCCTAATGTCAATCTTGCATGTTTTCCCATATAGTCAAATGTTGCATATACAAAGAAATCACCAATCCTAAAGGTATGAATATCAATATCATCATCATTCTGTAAATCATTCCATATTTTTACAGGATAATCTTTCTTTTCAAGCCCACTTAAAAATCTGAACGAAAAATTATTGGCCTCCATCTGCATGAAATCTTTAATATACTCAATCGTTGGATTTTCAACTACTGTTTGGACTGTGCAATTAGGGAAATTACTGGGGCTTTTATGCACATAATCGTTATATGATAAGTTGATATGCGCTAATCCGTTAAGTTCCTTTGAATATCCAGTAGTATTGGTTGAACAAAACACATTATTACTATGCTGTCTGTATGTATCAACGATTTCTGAAACATGGTTAGGATATAACCCCGGCTCTCCGCCTGTAATTGTAAGCCTTGCGTTGGGATGCTCCGACAATATGTTTTTTAACGACTCAATCTGCGCCTTAAAATTATTATCGCCTTGCATAGGGTTCTTCCTCTCTAAGCAGAACGGACAGTTATAGGGGCATTCCTGTGTTAATATCAACTGTACATTTATTCGATAATATAAAGGTCTACCAAGAGATGTTTCATCCGTTCTATTCGCAAGTCTGTACTGTAAATCGTTTTGCATTTCAGCTCTTATATCATCATAAGTGTTAAAATGCGGAATTTTGTGTAACTTACTGCTCATTGTTCTCACCCGCTTTCAATAAATCCATAAACTTCTCATACTGCTTCTGTGATACCTTGTTGTACTCTTTTTCGGGCTTTAAGCGGATTATAAGGTGCTTTTCAGCAATAGCCGATAATTCCCTCGCTAACACCTTTTTGCCTTGCTGTATGCCTTGCATATAGCCTTTAGGTGCTTTTCTCTCGCCTATTGAACCGCTTGCACGATTTTCTCCTTGACCGCCTAAACTGACATTTCTAAGCTGATAACCCTTGTTAGCATATAGCTTGATGTAGTATTTCTCTTTCTCGTCAAGCTGACTTTCGGGGAAATTTAGAAATTCAACTCGCCAGCCATAAGGATTTTTCTCTTTGTCGTACAGCTTGTGTGCCTTTAATGACTTGTCTATATGTTGTTCATATCCAGACATATGGCTTGCCAATCTGGTAATTATTCCAACGCTTTGTCCGATATACGCATACTTAAATCCGTTTTCATCTTCTCGGAGTAGGAAGTAAATCCCACTCCTGTCATTCAGCTTTGGATTCAGCTTCAATAGTCGCTTTTTATTCTCCTGTTCTATTGCCTTGGCTCTTGCTATGTTCTGATAATTCAATGTTTCCACCTCTCTTTACAATATCAATTGCCGTCTGCATACCACCCTCCTAATATCTAAATCTCGTAATATTAGTATCATCTGACCAATACCCGAATGTATCATTATCACCATAAGCTTTGACGCTTACTGTAGCTCCGTCCATACCATCTGCGATAAAATCATCATTGTAATTAGTACTATAAAATGCTGTATAGGTTGTATCATATTCTTTCCATGTTCCATCAGCTTTTGTGATACGCACCTTATAGGATGTTGCATTTTCAACCTTTGACCATTTGACTGCCACGTGACTGTAGTTAAAATACCTTGATGCACTCTTGTAGTAAGATGCATATTCCACTGTCGGAGTACCGAGGACGCATTTCTCAAGCCAGTTTTTTACAGCATTGTTAATAGCATCTTCTAAAGCACCATCAGGCTGAAAGTTGATATCTGGAATTTTAACAGATGGTGGATTAAGTGGTGGCGTACATGCCGACACCGGCACCGCATTAAAAACCCCCATTGCAATCACACAAGTCATAGCTATTATTGTTCTTTTCGTTTTTCTAAACATTGTTTTATCCTCCATTATTGTTCTTTTCGTTTTTCTAAACATTGTTTTATCTTTCTTTAGTTTGTCTGCATCAATTGATTTCATTCTTATCACGCTCCAATAATATACATTCAGTTTCAAAGAGTTTTTCAGATATATCTTTTGAATTAACTCTGCTCTCAAATTCTTTGATAAAATCTCTGTATGCCTGTTTTCTAACTTCTCGGTCGCGCTCAGTGCAATCAAGCTCATCAAATGAAACAGTGACTCTTCTGACAGAACTATTATTTGGCACATCAGGGTTAAGATTTATGAATCTTTCACTGCATATTGGTATAATGCCGTTTTTCTGCAATAGCCCTGTAATCTGCCTTACAAATGCTCTTGTAATTATGCCATCTTTACACTTCGATATTTCCTCTGCAATGACCGCAAATACTTCGTTTGTATAATCCATTATTTTCCCTTTCTAGGACAGCCGTTATTGACTGTCCTATAATCAACTGACTCTTAGTTAAATGGTAATTCCTCGTCAATACCATCAGGAATTGACATAAAGGAATCTGAATCAGCACTTGGACTGTTTCTACCTATAATTCCATTACTATTGTTCTGTTGATTGGCACGGCTTTCGCAAAATTCGTGTCTTTCAACTACGCAATCATTAGTGTAGATTTTTCGTCCATCCTTGTTAGTGTAGTTGCCTGTCTGCCATCTGCCCTCAACGATAATCTTAGTTCCTTGGTGCAAATACTTCTCTGCAAATTCTCCATTCTTGCCAAATGCGATACAGCTAATAAAGTCTGCTGCCTGTTCGCCCTCTTTCTTAAAAGTTCTGTCAACAGCTAATGTGTACCTTGCTACCGCCATACTTCCGTTTGCTGTCAATGAATATCTAACATCAGCATCCCTAACAACTCTCCCCGAAATTATCACTTTATTCATATTTTTTCCTCTTGCTTTCTGAAATTCGTTTTCTAGTTTCTTCACTTCTTTTTTGCCCTGTATGATGATATATTGTGTGTGCTGAATTTGTCATCATACATAAATTTTCAATTCTGTTATCATTTTTTATCCCGTTCAAATGATGTATGCAACAATTTCGTGGCACTTCTATTCCTGTGGCTTTTTCATAAACTACGATATGTTCCATAACGTACCCGCCTTTATCTGCTCTTTTATGTTCCGGCATTAATATTTGTATATATCCTTTGCTTGTTCTCCTAACACCGCCATTCCAATTACTAGCATTTTTACCACTTTTAGCCTTTGACCTGTTCAAAAACTTAATTTCTTCATCTCTCTTTAAGTTAAGCGAATAAGCTTTTTTATAGATTGCCAAAAATGTTTTATTAGGAAATAAGGCGATTAATTCATCATTTGTTGAGCAAGAATATTTATCTTTTAATAAAAGAACTTCCTCCTCACTCCATTTGAAATTCATAGTCATTATCTCCTTTCTAAAAAGGGCACTCATTAGGATTAACAAGTAGCCATTCTTTGTTGTGCTCCGCAACATCTACATTTGCCCCACAAGCGACTTTTTTCATTTTCTCGATGAAACTATCACTATCAGAATTTTCACTTGATAGATGGCACATTATGACGTTCTGCAAGCTGTCTGAATAATTCGCTTTAACAAAATCACAAGCTGTGTCAATGGATAAATGACCTCTGAATACGTGATTAGCTTTGCCTGTGTCCCTGTCGATTAAATCCTTGTCGTAATTCACACCTAAGAGAATGTGGTTTATGTCTTTAAATTTCCACTTGATTAATTCACAATCGGTTATGTAAAGCATTCTTCCCATTTCCTTGTGAGTAATAAGAAAGCCGTATATCGGGCAAGGTTCGCCGTTTGCGTCTGTGTGTGTCCAGCTTCCATCTATTGTTGTTAAATCAAAAGGCTTTACTGTAAATTCGCCCATATTCATTGATTTACAACTATCGCCTAAATATGGGGCAAGTATCGGTATTCCCATTGGTTTAAAATCGTTTAATGACTTGCTGTGGTCTAGAGGTGGGCATGACTTATTATCATGCCCCTTATCCCCCTTATGTTCCAATTCAAGCCTTTTTTAATCTCCTTAATCGGTATTCCACAATCAAGGATAAGCGTTTCTCCACTGTCGGAAGTTAGCAGATAGCAATTTCCGGCTGACGATGAGCCTAAGCATTTAAGTTTCATCTTCGTCACCGCCTTTGGACTCGTTTAAATATTTGACACGCAATTCATAAACAGTTTTGCAAAGGGTATCACAAATTTCATTGGCAATTTCCCCTTCGTTTGCTAAGTGCCGAACATAACTCTTACCACAAATATAGCAAGTGAGTTTTCTTATAAGTTCCCACATAGACCACGAAGTAACGCTGTCAATAACCGTTCTCATCAATCCGTCTTGCCTTTTTCCGTCAACCGTTCTCTTGACAAACCAATATTCTCTTGGTTCTTTAAGCGTTGTGGCAACATCTTCTCTTATCACTTTACCCTTTAGTGATTTTTCCACTTCTTCAAGGATTTCCGATTTTAACTCTTCTTTTTCTTTCTCTGTCATAAGGTCACACCTCGATTTCATCATCCTGTGGGAACTGAAAGTACTCACTCGTTAACTTGTTGAATTCTTCATTGCTCATAAGGCACGCGGTATCTTTAAAGGCATCTGTGGTAGACATATGATGATAAAACTCATTATTTTCATATGATTTTCTAAGCATTTCCATAGCCTTATACGCTTTCTCTTTGGAAGAGTACTTGCCTAATACGTATTTCTCTCCATTGTATAGTGCTATAACGCTCTCCATTGCGTGGCACACAACTATCTGCTCATAAGGCAAATCAACATTGCCATGCTGTGAAATTACTCTCATATCAGCTCTCCTCACTCTGCATGAACGGCGGCAGCTCCTCTGACTGCTTGTCGGCTGTATCGGTCGGCTCCACATCAATTATGTTGTCCTCGTCAAAATCTACGCTATTTGCGTTTTCTTTGATTTCATCAGCAACAACCTTTTCTGTATCAAGTTTTACATCTGATACATTTTGAAATTCCTCTTGTGCATATAAACCTTGAAATCTATCTGGAAATGCTTCTCTTAAGGCCTGCACAACAGCTACTTTTCTAATCATTGTGGCTGGCTTTTTCGCCCATTGGCTATTAAGCGAACCATCTTTTTTTCTTCCTGCATACTCATCAAAACCTACTGACTGATACTCGTCCTCTTTTCCGTCAACAAAGATTTTCGCCCAGCCACCTACGATAGTTTCGTTAGGTAAAACCATTGTTCCCTCTCGCTCTTCAACAGCTCCGTCCTTTTTAATTACAATAATTCCAGCTTTCTTTCCCTTATATCGTGGGTCCGCATTGGCTCTCTTTGTAAAAACGTCTTTTCCAGTAACTATTGTGGCTGGGTCGTTGCTTCCATACTTAATAAGGTATGCTTCTCTCAAAAACGGATTTAAGTGCTGGTATCTGCATAATGACATAAACATCATTACTTCTCCGTCAGATACATTGCCACCGCCACTTACAAGGTATCTTCTTATCATTGTTGGAGAAATTTTTACCATTTCCCCATTTGATTCATACTCAACTATCTGTGTATTCTCCGCCATAATTATTCCTCCTAAACCTCATTAAAAACCTGGACCGCAAACAGTTCATTAGGTGTCTGCTTGAATAAAACTCCGTCAGATATGACTGTATACATATATCCGTCATACTTAAGCTCTACAGTATGTTTCTTACCGCCCATGTAATAATTTCTCTTCTTAATACTCATTTCTATACCTCACTTTCTTCAAACTCTTTTAACTGTTCTGCCAACTTCTTGCACTCCTCTGCCACATATTCTTCTGTGCGAACTATCGTGCCATCAATGCGGAATCTGTCTTCGCACTCAATCTTCATAGCAAGATTTTCTCTGTAATTAGGAAATCTCTCATAAGCGAGTTTAAGCTCTTTTGCATCGTCACAATGTGCGCAATCAAAACCAAACCACCATAAATCACTTTCTACCGGATAGTTTGAATTTTCTCCACCATCCGCAAAGGTAATACCGCCGTGGCATAAAAAATATGCTTCAATTCGTATTCTTTCGTCTTTATCAAGGCAAGCTCCAAGTAAAGGGAAAATACCGCTTATTTTTCGGTCTCCGACATCTGCTTTCTTAATTTCAAGATAGTCTGAATACTCTTTACCATATAAAGGGTGGTTTTTGGGAATGCCTACATATCCGCACCTATGCCCCATCACATTGAATGTAACGACACACTTATATCCTGCGTGTTCAAACTCTTGTTCTACAATATATCTATCATTCTTCATATCACACCGCCTCAATCACAAGCTCTTTGTCCTGTGTATGTTTCAACAAGATTAGCTGGTTATCAATCTGTGGTATTCTCCAATCGTCAACGCTCTCTGTATCATCAATGATAATTGGGAAATTAACACCTACCACTTTCTGAAAAGCTCGGCATATGTCAACTTCTGTCAGCACCCTTGCGCCATGATTGAGATTTCTTGCGTATGCTTCACCATTGTAAACAAAGTCGCAGCACTCCTCGGTATCGCCATTTAAGAGCGGTCTAAACAGCTTTGCTGTAGCAAAATCTAAGTACTTATTAACATCAGCCTGTAAGAGTTCGTTTTTCTTACGTGTAAACTCTTTCAGCAAGTCAAGCTTTCTCTCCCAATCAGCTATCTCCTGATTGAGGTTGGTTCTCTTATCTTCAAGGTCAGCTATGCTATCGTCTATACGCTTGTTATTTGCCACACCAAGCTCAATCTTTGTATCAACCGATGAAACTTGCCTTAACAGTTCGTTTCGCTCGTTTTTGAGCTTTCCGATAAGTTCTGATGTATCGTTTTCATCTGCAAGGGCTTTCTCTTTTTCCTCAATTTTAGCTTTAAGTGCCTGATACTCACTATTACCTGTCATATCAACATCAGTAGGTACTTTTCCAAGCTCTTTAGCAACAATGTCATGTCTTTCTGTCAGTTCCTTAAGTTCTGCTTCGAGGTCTGCTATCTCTTTTTTCTTATCTTCAATAGCCTGTTTAAGCCCCTTGCTATAGGTTGACAGTGCATTGCCCCTACCTTCAAGCTCTTTAAGGTTCTTTGCTTTTCGCTCGTCAAACTCATTTCTCATGCTCTCTATCTTATCTTCCGGCAACTTCTGACCGCACATCGGGCAATTAACACTGCTTTCATCAAAGGCAAGCTCTTTTGCTTTTTTCCAATCAGCACGTACCTTTTCCAAGTCTCTTGCGCAATCTTCAATCTCTCTTTCAGAGGTTTTAATGCTAGTCTCTCTGGCTCTTATCATTGACTCTGTTTTGTGAATTGAAGCATTGAAGCCATCAAGCTGTAACTGTAGCTCCATGCGCTTTTTCTGATTGCCAGCATTGGCTTCTCTTTCCATGTCTGAAAGCTCAAATTTAAGGTTCATAATGTCCTCTGTGGCTTTCTGCTTGTCCTCCAAAATCTTGTTGTAGTCGGACAGCTTATCTTCAATCTCCTTAAGCTGCGGCTCATAGGTTTTCTTTTCAAGTTCAAGCTCTGCAAGGTCTGTATACTCATTGGTGGAATGAATTGTATCAATCCTTGTTGAGATTTCGTCTCTTTCCTTGACAAGTCCTTTTGAGCCATTCCTACCGCCTGTGCCGTTTAGCTTGTCACGGCATACTTTTTTGAGCTGGTCTACATCCCCATCGTCAAACATCGGTTTAAGTTCGGCAAACTGTGGAAACATATCGCAGATTTCTTCATCGGTACGTGTACCAAAATAGCTTGCAAGTGCTAATCTCTGCTCTGCCTGTGACTTGTTGAGTAACGTCATGGCATTTAAGCAAAATGGTAATACTCCAAGCTCTGCCATGTTGTCATTGATGTACTGATTGTAGTCAGCCATTTTGTATGGCACATCATTAATTGAGTAATCAGTAACACTGCCTGTAATCTCGCCCTTTTTGTTGCGTTTCTGCCTTGTAATTTTTTTCAAAGTCTTTGCTTTTCCACCAATCTCAAAGGTAACAGCTCTTACAATGTCAATATCGTCAATCTCGACTCCATTTTCATCATGTGGTCTTATGCCCGTAATCTCTCTGTCATTCTCATCGTGACAATTCAGCACATCAAGAATAATTCTCTTAACTGTCGATTTGCCGACTTCATTCTGACCGGACAATACAGTTTTCATTGAAAAATCTGTGTCTAATGTGTTTTTGCCGTAGAATTTACAAAAATTCTGTGCAAAAATATGTACAATTCTCATTGCATTTCCTCTCTTTCTATTTGTTTATGGTTTTTAGAATCAAATTTCCGTGTAGGCTTGATTTTTTAACAACTCTCAGATATGAGTCTGATTCCGATACAAAAAGCCACTCACTCGGCACGTAATGAGCCTTATTGAGCAATAACTTCTGCTCTCTCGTTAATGGCTTCAATCTGTATCTTGTATCGCCTAGCCTAATTCGTCTTACATTGTCGCTCATTTAGTTTCTCCATTTCTTTGTCCAACAGCGCTTGAAAGTCAAACGATTTGTCCTCGTGCCGTTTAGCTCGATATAGTTCTTGTAGGTAATCGTTAGCACTCTGACGCTTCAATTGGCTACCAATCGCAGTAGATGTCAAGATTTCCATTTCCACTCCCTTCGTCATATACAATTCCTTGTATGCCAACAGGAGTATCGACCACAGTTCCATGTGGTAAATCATCACTTGCAATTACAACGTATTCGTTTTCATCAACTACCAATCCGTGCTCGTTTAAATGTCTGCCCGGAATATTTAAACCGCCTCCAGGTAACACTCTCTGTGAGTACCACGTATAAGTGTAATCGCCGTATCTGACTCGCCCCAGCTTCCTAAATCGGCTACAACTGTATTTCTTACGGCAAGTCGCTGTTGGCTCTACATAAGTCTGCTCAACTACAACCGGCTCATTCTGAACTACTGTCGGTTCAATTTTCCCTAGCATTACATCATTTAAATAGGAAGAAACACCAGCTGTCAGCTCAACTTTGCTATCTGCTTTCGTTGCTATTGGCTTTAAGGTCATAGTTCCAATTATTAAAGTCGATAACATCAATATCAGCTCTCTTTTTCTCATGCGGTTCGCCCTCCTCTATGAGACATATTGCAATCAGTATCAGCCAAAATACTGTTACGATTGCTCCAACGATAATACTCGCTGTCTTAATTCCGTATGCCACCGATAATCCAAGGAAAAATGCAAAAGCTAACGCTCCGAAAATCGAGTAGCCACAGCCGGTGTAGAATTTCTGCTTTAAAGTTCTTTTTCTCATACAATCACCTCACTATGCAAAACTCTGTTGAGCGTTTGCGTCTTGAATAAGCTCATCAAGATACTTAGGCACGACATAGCAATCAATGAACTCATGCACATCGTCTATATACTTTCTCTTGATACTCTTATAAGTAGATACGCAACCATACTCACGCTTTAACTGTGTCCATATATCAGAAAAAGTCTTATGTCTGATACTGTTATCCCTGTACGCTTCGCTCTGCTTGCCGCCAAGAATATTTACAACTCTGCGCTTAACATGCTGTTGTATCTCGTCAATATCGCAACTATAAAGTGGTACGTTTTCCTTAAGTTCGCTCACATCATCTTTGATGTCATTTACTTTCTGCTCTAATTCTGTATAGCCCTGTGCCAAAAGCTGTATCTGACCGCCTGTTGTCTTTGGCATACCATAACTGCCTGTCTTTCTGATTGACGGAAGTACCTCATCCATTACCCACCGCTCAAATTTCTCTGCACTAGGCAATTTTGATTTCATAATAAGTCGGTATAAATCTCCCTCATTTATGTATGACATAGATTGCACTCCACTAGATGTAGGGGTGTCACGTTTCGTTACTCCCTTGCAATGGTCATTAACTGCCTTGCGTGGATTTGTATATCCAAGTGCGGTTGCTACATCTGTTGCTACAAAATATGGCTTTCCGTCAATTTCTATCATTCGGACTTCTCCAAACTCTTCATTATTGAAAATTTGTAAATCGTTCATGTTTTCTCCTTTCTACTCAATAAAATAAGAAACTTCTACGCCAAAATAATTAGCAATCTTAATTAGCTTGTCTGTTTTTGGCATTGATTTTCCCGACTTCCAATCCGAAAAAGTGCTTCGCGCCATTCCAAGCTCTTCTGACAGTTTGTAAAACGAAACGTCTCTAGCTTTTATGAGCGTGTCAAGTTTTTTGAAGCTTGCCTGTCGTTTTTTCTTATTCAATTTCCCATCTCCTTTCTTGACAATAGTTAGGAAATCCGTTGCTATAAAAAGTGCCATATAAGGCAACGGCTGTTAGAGATAGTACGCTAACAGTTTTTGCTTTTAGTTCAAAAATCCTAACTAAGTCTTGATAAAAATTAGAAAATCGTGTATACTATGAATTGTCCAGAAACATAATATTATTTTCTCAATTTTATTTTTTATTGAGTTGAGATTTCCTAACTTCTTTTTTCATTCTACATTAGGAAGTCTTATTTGTCAACCCCAAATGTTGAGAAATCACAACTTTTTTTAAAGGAGATTTTCTATGTACGAAAGATATTGTAAATTAAGAGACTCAAAAGGGTTAAATGATTCAGAAGTGGCTAAATATGGCGGTTTCCCTAAAAGTACTTTTTCGGATTGGAAAAAAGGAAAAAGCTGTCCAAAATTGTTTAAGTTGGTAAAAATTGCAGAATGTCTTGATTGTTCACTTGATTATTTAGTTACCGGAAAAGAGCACCATTCAGTTGTCGAGGAAGCAACAAAAGACTTGGCTTTGTCGAAAATGGATAGTAGAATCAAAGACTACGCGTTGAAATTATCTAAATTGTCGGATAAAGAGCAAGAAAATATTATGAATTTAATAGATATGATGTATGAAAAATACTCAAAATAAATTAAATTAATAAGAAAGGTGGTATTTTATTATGAGTAAAACTGTTAAATGTCCTAAATGGGGTTGTGATGGTGTTGGCATACCTGTTGATACCAAGAAAAAATTCTCATTCGGTAAAGCACTCGTTGGCAACACAGTAGGCGGTCTCTTCGGACCTGTCGGTGCCGTTGTCGGTACTGCTACCGGGATTAAAGGCAAGAACGGCAAAACAAAGTTTGTGTGTTCAAAGTGCGGTAACGTTTGGGAAAAGAAAATATAACCACAAGGCAGAGTTTTTACTCTGCCTCTATTTTTCCTTTAATAAATATGTACAAGTACAATAACAGGTCTTTATCTTCCAAGCCCTCAATCATTTTAATTATTTCATCCTTATATTCCATACAATGCCACCTCCGATACATCAATTATAGAACATTTGTTCTTAAACGTCAATAAGGACGGCAGAAAAATCCACCGCCCTACCGAAACTTGAAGAGTTCTCTTATTGAGAACATCATTACTGTAGCACTTTAAAGTGTTTTATTTTGTCGAATATTGACAATAGGGATTGTAAAGAATAGATATATTACTACATAATTAATTCCCCCAATAAAATATTACATATTGAACTCTACAACTCATATCCCCTTGTACTATATCTTTAAAAACTACATACCAATTATTATTTAACATACTTACACCTTCTAAGTGAGAAGGAAAAGCCTTTCCGTCACCATTACTTATTAATATAGCAATATCATCAATAGAGAAACTTTCTAACCCAAACATGTTTTTGACTTGTTCTAAGGTAAATAACACAAATGAATTATTACCCGATTTCACTTCTTTTACTATAGTGCCAGCTTTAATTTTTATACCATCTAAATTAATTTTAAAATCCGTCTTTAAATTGCCTAAACTCTGGTTTAATTCACCATATTTGTCATTCAAAATCTTACCTTGGCTCGCATCTAATGCACTGCCAGTGGTAGTAGTCGTGAGATTGTTCGCTAAATCTTTAAAAGCAAAGCTTTTCAAATCAGCGAACCACTTCTTAATTTTCTTGAAGCCGACCGACACTTTTTCGCCAGAAACAAGATTTGCTCTAGTTGTTGCATCGGCAAAAGTAACTGTTGTATCGCTTATATTTCCATCTTCTGCAACCGCTCCGATATTGGTAGGGGTTATGTTTACATTTCCTCTGCGATAATAAGCTTCTTTTGCGCCTTTTACTCCTGTTACCGGTGTGCCGGCAAGCACATCCCAATATCTGTCGATTGTCAGATATACATTACTGCCGGAGGGGATTATATTACCAGCCCCCTCTTTAAAATCTGTGGTCGTAGTAAATTGGTCGGCTATATTGTACATATCACCGGAAGTAGCATTCGCTGTGTTCGGTAAGTCGGCAAAGTTAATTGTTCCAAGAGGCCTTAATGCTCCACTTAAGCTCTCAGATATTTCTTTGGCTTGCTCTGCATATTTTTGCGCTTCCGACTCGCTCTTAGCAGAGCTAGTCTCGCTTGTCTTAGCATTAGTTTCAGAAGCCTTGGCTTTTATTTCGCTTTCTTTAGCATTGCTTGCAGAATTAGCTGATTCTTGAGCTTTGCTTGTGGCAAGTTCTGCTGATTTTTGAGCTTGTGATACGGATTGAGCCATGCCGTCAAGATAGTTCTGAATAAGTCTTTGAATTTCAGTGTCAAAATCCTCAACAGTTCCCATTCGCTTAACTATTCCGGGTGCAAAACACATCCATATCTGCTGTTTTTTTGTGTCGGAGTCGGTCGATACCGCCCATTCTCCGGCTTTCATTTTTAAGGGGTCAAACTGCGCGTATGCCCCTCGTCTCATTTGAATTGCCATAAGCTACACCTCGCTTTCATCAATGCCTAATTTCTGACACAATCTTGAAAACTTATCTTCCAGTTCATCTATGCGTTTTTGCATTTTATCAATCTTCTGCTCGTCTCCGGCAAGTCTTAAAATTAAGAATTGCTCATAACTAACGCTATAACACTCCCCTACGTTTGGAAACTCTTTACTTTTAGACAAAATTCCAAAATTTTCATCATTTTGCAAGCCCATTTTTTCAGCAACATCTTGCGCTATTATTCCAAAGTTTTTTCTTTCTTCTTTGTCAATCTTAGATATGTATTGATACTGAACTAAATCCACTTTCATTGCTCCATCTATACATTCCTGTGGTATTTTCTTGACATTCTTTTTCAATCTTGCGTCAGATGTTACAGTAGAGTTTGTGGCGGTCATATTATTAATGAATATATCATTTGACTGTCCTATTGAAAGCACCGGATTGGTATATTGTCCATATGGGTACATTTGAACGGAGTCGTGCGTTTCCAAATATCCGGTATATACCGAGCCGACATTTATTCCCTTGGGTGCCATATATCCGGTCACTTCCCCATTTTGATAAAACACAATAGTTCCGCTTTCGCTAGGGTCAATCACAACTCTTCTTGTGTACTCTAAATCATTGCCATTGATAATTTTATTTCTAATAATGACCGCATCAAGTACATCAATTTTTCCGTTTCCGTCTACGTCTAATTTGAAGAAATCATCAATATTAGGCGCATATCCCCCCGATACTATCTGCTCAATTTTGTCTGTATCGTTGCTTGTATAATTCTTTTTCAGATATTTTTTTGTACCCTGTGCGTCGTATTTACAGCCCACAAAATTGCTTGCAGTAACAGTTCCGGCATATATATGTGGCGAAATAACATACTGATTGTTAATTTCTGTATAACCAATATTGTTTTTTAATTCGTTTAGCGTATCGTTTGTTGCAAAATCGGGTTGGTCTGAGATATTGTTCCACGAAATACTTACTTCGTCATCAAGTGTAATACCTTTATTATCCAGCGTTACAAGTGTCTTTCCGTTTGCATCTTTGACATACTGCTTGCCGTTTGTGTTATTCTCACCGCCTAAAGTGAGTGTGCCACCATGTGCCCAGTCAAAATTAATGCCGATAGCCGACATAATATTGAAAATAGCGTTTCCGTCTTTATCAATTCCGGCATTCCACGTTTTACCATAGTCACTTGATACAGCCATGCCATTAGCCGTCATTTTCCACTGTATGTTGCTCGAATTAAGGTCAGCTTTATTATGCATGATGTAAATAATTGAGCCGTCCTCTTGCACCTGTTCAGTCTTAAAAAGTCCGAGCGATTGAGACATTAGCTGTGTCAGCAATTGCATTTGCTTATCATATACACTTAGTTGTGCCTGCGCAACTTTCCTAGCTTGTACGACAGCCTTTGTCTCACTACTGAATTTATCAGCACTATTTCTTGAAGCATTTTCAGCGTCACAAGAAATTTTTGTGCCACTTCCAACTGTAAATGTTCGGTTAGAAATAAAACAGCTATAGGTATTCTGCTTGCGGTCTGTCACAAGTGCCACATCTCCGCTCTCAATCAGTGGGTTTGACAAGAGTGTAGCGTCAAGAGGCCTGAACCTCATGCCACCGATTTTTTTAAAAATATAATCTGCAACTGTCTGCGCCTTGTCTGCCGAAATAAACGGATTATCAGATATTGAGATTACATACCCCTCTTTTCCAGCAAGCGTATTAACATCTTTTGCCTTATCCTCTTTTGAGGTTACAATAACTTTAACACCTGTAATAACGACATCATCGGTCGCAACATTCAAGTCTTTTTGCGTGTAAATATTGTGGTAATTTCTCGCCTCCGTGAATGTTCCACCATCAGCACCATCTCCACTTGAATAGTCGGTGAAATTTCCACCATCAACGCTATCTCCGTCAGAGTATGGTGTAGTTTTCGAGCTAAAAGTTCCACCATTGTAATTTTGGCTCCCAAACTGGCTCATATCATACCAACCGATAAGTAATTCACCGTCGTGACCGCACTTGCCCCATAATCCGCTCAACTGTAAGATGTAAGCTATCACCTGTCCATATGTGAGCTTTTGATTGTCACTTGGTATCTCGTTAATCACGTAATCAGAGTTATCAAATCTCGCCATAGTAAAAGGTACATCACACTTAATACAAGCGTCTCTGACTACCTCATACGCTGTCGTAGGGTAGCTTAAATTGCTATCATACTCACGATTGAAATTGTTAATATTGTCAAGGCAAGTAAGCGTTATGAGTGAGCCGTCATAGCTTGTTTCGCTGACTCTATACTCACCGATTTTTAGCTTTTCGGTTGTGCCGTCAGAAAAACTTTTTGAAACATATGCTGTTACGCTTGCCTTATCAAAATCATACTTACTGTAATCTTCATAAATGTTATTCAGCTTAATTTTCAGTTTTCCGGCAATCAAAGCCCCGATTGTGAAAGTGCCATTGCTTGATGTTGAGTCATTAACCTCAAAGCCATTCGCCCACAGCTCACTATCACTAATAGGGATTTTTTCACCGCTTGCCGTAACTATGTTAGCAAAACAATTTACATTTATATCATTATCGAGCATTACTGCTCTTTGCCATTTAGCCGATACGTTAAGCATTTAATCACCGCCTTATTCTTCTATGAGAGGAAAGCTTAATACCTCATACCTCTTATTGCCAACAGTCCATATCTTGATAGGTGCGCTTCTGTCACCTACATAGAATGTACGTGTTTCGTCAGTGCCACTCATAGCGTCAGGATATGTCACTCTGATATATTCGGGGTTCACCATTTGAAGTATCTTTGCTGTCCTAGCCTTGTCTGTACCATTCCACGACAATTTAAGCTGTCGCTTCTGCGCTATTCTATTCTTGTGCATTTTGCCGTCTTGTGTTCGTCCACTATCACTTGCAGACACATCAATCAAGCCCCATTCAAAGCTTGATGGAGTAGGTAATTCCACTCCGTCTACTAACATCATTGCCATATTGTTACCTCGCAAAAAGACACCCACGCAAGGGTGAGTGTCTTAGCCAAATTCATTTGCTACAATATATCGTTGTCCATGCTTTGCTTTACCTACCTGTGTCATGCGATAGAGCGTTTCGCTGTCGCATTTGAACACGTTTTCAATGATAGGTGCAGAGTTTCCGCCGGCATTAGAGTTCATCATTACTTGTGCCATGCCCTCCATGACAGCCTGTTTAATTCCCTCTGTAATCTGTTGATTGTTTGCAACTACATTTCTACCATTTGAGAATTTACCGACTAACTCATTGTGATTAATAAAAGCCATGCCGTCCTCTCCCCTTGGGAAAATTCCACCACTAGCGAGCCTTGGAATGTGCACTTTCGGGACTAACGATACTCCGTTCCAATTTGCACCAGCCACCTTAGCGGCCATAGAAACAACTTTGTTAAATCCTCTTAATAAAGAGTTAATTCCACTGACAACAAAATTAACGCCGTTTTCTATTTTAGAAATAACGTAGTTCATGGCTCCTGTAACGCCGCCTCTTATTGAACTCCACACATAATTAAACGCGTTTGTAATTCCGTTTTTCATGATATTAAAGCAGTTTGTGATAGGTGAAATAACATTGCCATTAAACCAACTCGCTACTCCTTGCCACGTAGATATAACAAAGTTCTTTGCTACGCTAAGTGCCGATGTTATGCCAGCTTTCAACATATTAAAAAAGTTTGAAATCGGTTGTATTACTGTACCGCTAAACCAACTTGCCACCCCTTGCCATGTTGAAAATACAAAATCTTTTGCTGTCTGTATCGTTGTCTGTATAAACGTTTTTAAAAAGTTAAACAGATTTGAAATTGGAGTAATCACATTATTATTAAACCAGCTTGAAGCTACTATCCAAATTGCTTGAATTATTATCCAAACACCTTGAAAAATCTGTTGTGCTCGTGTAGCAAAGCCTTTAAAAAAGCCAACTATCGGCTCAATTACTGTGGAACTAAACCATTTCGAAGCTCCTTGCCACACAGTTACTATGTCTTTCCATAGAGAGCCGAAAAAGCCACTTATGGTTTTCCACATATCTTTAAAAAACGAAACTACAGGCTCAATGACATTTCCATTGAACCATTCGCCAGCCGTTGAAAATAGTTCACAAATTGTGTTCCAATTATCTTTTACTAAAACAACGATTGTTGATACTGCTGCCACTATTGCTCCAACAATTACCGCCGGCAATGCTGCCACACCAGCTAATATTGCTCCGATTGTGGCTAATGCAACACCTATTACCATTAAAAGCTCATTCACCCAGCTAAATCCGTCTTTTAGCATTTTGACAAAATTTACAATAGATAAAATTGTTCCGGCTATTGCCGAAAAAGCAGAACCAATTGTTGCTAATAGGTCTACTGCCCCTGTTCCGAATGCGGCTGTTATTGCATCACCCAAGCTTAAGCCACTAAATAATCCCTCTATGAGCAATCCAAGATTAGTTGACAATGAGGCGAAAATCGTTTTAAATGCTTGCATTATTGCCGTTCCAATGCCGGCTCCTTCTACAAGCTCAAATCCAATTTTTGAAGCTATTGCCTGTGCTATTGCTTTTGATAATGATTTTCCAATAAAAGCGAGTGCCACTGAACCCAATTTTAACGAAATTATCTTTTTTATCAGCAATGTGCCAACTATTATCTCAACAGTTTTAATGTCCAAATTGCTTAAAAAGTCCGTAATTCCTTTAAGTATGTCTTTCCACGACACATTTTTAATTGCCGTGGTTAGCATGGTGTATATTCCTTGCACCCATGCGTTAATAGTTTTTGCTAGTAACGCAAAATCAAAATTCTCAAAAAATCCATTAATGCCGTTAGCAATCGACAAGCCAAAATTAGTCCAGTCGAATGTTGTGCCGAATGAATTGAGAAAATGCAAAGCTGTGTTCAGTGAACCGGCTATTGTTGCGCCTAGGTCATAAAAGAGTCTTGGGCTGATTAAGCCATTAAGGAAGTCTGCAAGTCCTTTTCCGAAATTGTCAGCTTTCTGATATATCTTCTTCCAATCAATGCTCTCCATAGCGCTTGCAAGAGCGTCACCGATGTACTTTCCGAGTGAGTAAAGGTCTTTGATTGATGATTTGTATTTTTCGAGCAATCCATCAGTCTTTTTCAGCGAACTGTCAACACCACCGCCAGCTCCACCGCCACCGGAACCGCCACTGCCCGAACCACCACCACTGCCACTATCGCTGTTATCGTCAAGTGCGTGTATCTCGTCTATGCTAAGTAGTGTCTTTTTCAGTTTTTGCGCTTTCTTATTAGAACTATCAGCATTATCGCCAATATCGCCAACTCCGTCAGCTATGTCCTCCATGCCGTCAGCCGTGGCACCGCGACCGCTTATCTCGATAGTCCATCCGAAGATTGCTCCGAGTGCGTCAGCTACAGTTCTTGTGAAACTAATAACCTTGAGCATTACTTTACTTAAGGCTTGAACAAACGGCTTTAGAGCATTGATTATTACGCTACCTATGATACTTCCCCATGCTTGGAACTCTTGCTTAAGGACTCTTACACTGTTAGCCCAGGTATTTGCGGTCTTGGCAAAATCACCCTGTGCAGCTTGCGTATTAGCCATGACATAGTTGTACCTTAAGAGTACCTTTTCGGCTTGCGTCATGGATTTAATATTTGCGTCAAGACCGTTTTTCATAGCCCACTCCGAAAGTGTGGCTTGTGTTAAATCGAGTCCGTATCTTCTTAATGGTGCAATTGTTCCCGAAAAAATAGATTGTAAGCTCTTTGCAACATCGGCTTGGTCTACATCGTAGAATGAAGCCATATCACCGGCTAACCTTGTAAGATTAAGCGACATATCAGCCATACTGTCTGTGGTCTTGTATAGCGTGTTATTTTGGCTCATAAGAGCTTTATTTGCCACTGCCGTACCATTTGCCACTTGCTCTGACGAAATGCCTATAGAAGTGCCTAATGCTTGGAAACGGCTTGATATCTGCTTAACTGTCAGCTCTGACATTCCGAAGTCTTGAATTGATGTTTTTGTAAAATCATCAACCTTGCTTGCCATGTCACCAAACGTGGTATCTACTACGTTTTGAACCTCTGTTAATTGGCTCGCTAAATCAACTGCACTGCCTATTTTCCCTACGGCTCGCATAACCATCCAATAAGTTGCGTAAAACTTACCGATAGTTGAAGCCAAGCCTCTAAATCCGCTTCTTGTACTCTTAATCGACTTAGTTGTGTTTGAAAAGCCTGTTACAAGTGACCTACTAGCCGAACCGACTTTTGAGCCTTGTTGTGACAAATTAGCAAGGGCGTTAGTCATTTGGATAATATTGTTGCTGACTCTCGGTGCGCTAGATAATGTTGTCATTACCTCTTTCAGGGCACTGCCAAGGTTTCTGATATTATCCGCAGCATACCCAGCTGATTTTGAGCCGAGCTTTGAGATTGAAGCCGTTAGCTGTGTAATCTCTGCTGATTGCTTTGAGATATTCGCAAAGCCTGACAATTCTGTTGCCATGCTCTTTAAAGCACTTGCCGAGCTGACAAGCCTTGCAGTATCAAGGTTGCCAAGCTTTTCCATGTTAGTTGCAATCTTGCTAAATGTACGTGTGTCAATACTGCTCACACTTCTAAGTGATGTTGCAAGTTGTGACATTCCGCTCGCAAAATTGCTTATGCTTGCACCATTGAGGGAATTGAGAGTACTTCCAAGTCCTTGCAACTTACTTTGTAAATTGCCTATGGCTTTTGTCGCTTGCTGTGCGTCCGACTTGATTTGAAGCTCAATGCTCTCTGCCATTTTCTCACCTCCCTATAATAAAAAAGAGCTACCCTAAAGTAGCTCTCATGTATTTAGTCTTTGAGCAGATAGTATGTTGTAATCAATCCAACATATCTATCTTGCTTAAGACCTCTATTCTTTTGAAATACCATGACACATTTAGAAAGGTAATCCGTCCACTTGCCGTAATCGGTATCAAGTTTGTAGAAATGATACTTGTCATGCAGAGTTTTTCTTAACCACTTAATGGCTGTCGGGCAGTTATGCTTCTGACCGCTCCACAGATTGTGATTTTTAGCAAATCTCTGTGAATTAACTCCAAATCTGCCATCTTCCTTAAGTTCGTCTGTGTCAAATCCGATGTTCATAGCATGTTGCCATTTTCTCACATCATCATTATCGAGGTAATATTCCTCATTGCCTTTCCAAGCATTATTCTTTGCCGGAGTTGCTATTGGTGTCGGAGTTGCTGTTGGTGCCGAACTATTCTCTATTCCATCACCCTTATCAAGCTCAATATAGAGTAAGTTAGCGTCAGTACTGTTATTCAGACCGCTACAAGTAAATGCGCTTGAATACTGCCAGCCATACAGAGGATGCTGTATAACAGGCTTCTTTGCACTATTAGGCTCATCGCCAATAGACATTCCCTTAGTTGATGGATAGCGTGCAATCCAAAACGGACAATTAATCTGATTTGCGTATGGTGCAATGTATTGATTGTAAAAGCTAAGCCCTGTGTATACACCAAAGTTAAGTCCGGCACTCTTGATAACACTCTGATATGTGTTGATAATATCAATAAGTGTCTGTCCGAGTCCTTGCTGACATTTATCTTCAACATCTAACCAAACAAAGGTTTTCCGTTCGTTAAGTGTCTGAATGACCTTATTTGCGTCCGTCTTTGCTTTCTCTACTGTTGTAGCATATGAGTAGTTATAAACACCTTGTATCGGCATTCCTACATCGGTACAGCCTTTCCAATTTTGCTCAAAGGTTTTGTCCGGATTAAGGTCTTTGCGGATTATTTTAAGGATTGCAAATTGCACTCCGGCCCACTTAACCTTACTCCAATCAATATTTCCTTGATATGACGATACGTCAATTCCTTTATATGCCATATTTTCACCTCATTAATCAGGACTTTCAGGTAATCCCGACTGTCTTAATGCGTTAATTCGTTGCTTCATCTCATAAACGGCAATTTCCTCGTTAGACTCCTTGTATTTAGGCTCGTTATCTTTTGAGTATTGCTCATTTAATGATTTTTCAATGTATTTTGCTCTTGCTTTGTTGCCATTCAAAGCTCTGTCAATTGCTGTAAGAGTTGCACTTAATCCGTATGTGCCCCACCAAGCCCACATGTTGGAGTCAGCTTCTTTTTGTTCAAGCATATAAGCCTTTGAATAAGGCTCTAAATCAGCCGGACAAGACATATCTATGTCCTCAACGCTAAATCCATAGCCTTTAGTTGCTAAAAGCCAATATGGGCGGATTTCGTTACAATACACTTCCCATGTAAGCTCTTTTACTTCTTGATTGGTTTCTTCTTGGCTGTCTGTACCTCTTTCGCCAACATCTTGGATAAAAAACTGTTTTTCTCCATTTCCGCAGACAAGTCATTATAGAGTGATTGTAAATCTCCGCCTTCTTCATTCTCCGGGTCAAGGTAATCGTCAAGTAAATCGTATACCTTTACAAGCTGTTTCTCTTTTGCTTCTTTATTGTCAAAATCAAAGCCAAATTCGTCAGCGTGAAACTTTTGCAAGCCTACGAGTAAAAACTCCGGTAAAAATTCAAGCATGTTGTCAATGACCTCAAGCCCCTCACCCTGTTGCTCCATTCCTACAAGTCTTGGGATAATTTTATTCTTAACTACCGGTGCATATCCGAATTTAACTGTATACTCTTTTCCACTTAATTTAATTTTCATTTTATCTTTCCCTTTCTCCCTAATTTATATAGGGAAAGAGGCAGTATTAAAACTGCCTCAATTACCTTACTATATTGTATCTTCAAGTTCGCTGTCAGCCGTGCTATCATCATAGCCAACCGCTACGGCTTTTTCCGATTGGCTCACCCTTTTTTTGTGAGTGTGATTGCTGTTGGATAGCCTTGGTCATCCTCTGTTACCGCAACATCGTAGTTATCCTCAATCCACTTAGGTACTGTCTGTACTGATACAGTCGCAGTTCCTGTTAAGTGGTCATCGGAAGCCTCACCTGGGGCGAATGACTCCTGACCGATAAAAGCGCAGATACCCTCTGAACCTTTTCCGTCTGTACCATAAAGAATGATAAAGTCGAGCTTCTTGCCCTCGTTGGTTACCATCTCGTCTTTGTACTTCTTCTCAAAAGCTCCCTCGACCTCCATAGAACCGGCTGAGCGTCTACCCATCTCCTGTGTCTCTACTAAATCTTCAAGAGTTGAAGTATCTACCATGTTCTGTGAGCCGAATGGTGAGGGAATTGTTTTAGCTCTGATTAAGAGCTTGTAAGTTCCAGCCCAATAATCGCCACTTGTGGCGGATGCGGTTGGTGTCTTGTAAGCAATTCTACTTTTTAAACCTGTTGCCATTTGTATTACCTCCTAATTTTTCATAAAAAAAATAAGAGCCGAAAGGCTCTTATAATCTATCATTCCAATCGAATGACCGCCTAGCACGTAATGTTGCTGTCCATATTTTGCCGTTTTTTCTAGCGAATGGAATCGTTGTCAGCTTGAATGACATAGCTTTGTATTCATTAGCCACTGTCTGCGCCACATTCAAGGCCTCTGAACGGCTTTTATTTGTTGTAACAATTACTTGTGCTGTAAATAACACTGTATTTATTCTTTCGCACTCTAAATCCTCATTCTGTTCAATAGGTTCGAGTGCTTGAACTAGCACCGTTGGGAAGCTAGCCGTTGCACTGTCCGACTGTTCCTCTTGTGTGAATTTCAGTTTGGGATATTTAGTTTTCAATTTTTTCTCACATCGGGTTTTAACAATCGCATATGTGAGATTTTCAAGGTCATAAACCCATTGATTTTGACTCGCCACTTTATCACCTCAACTAAAAAATTTTCCGTGCTGTTCTTATAATGTCATTTTCCATTTCTACAAATGCGTGATACATCGGCATTGTAGGTGTAATGCCGTATGAATGGTGTAATTCTCCACTTTCGTCTCTCCAATACCAGCCCTCGCTGTCAAATGCGTGTGTCTGCCCCGGGAAAGTTCCTTGACCGCCTCTTGTATCATTAAAGTGTGGCTTAGCTTTCCAACCCGAGCCGTATTCCGCCATAAGCAAAGGCGATACATCAACTGTCTTGAGTCCGTCTGCCGTCTGCCATGTGCTTTGTATCTGCCCTGTTTCCGTGGCAAGCACAATAGCCGTACAGCCGTCTGTTGTATCTTTAATTTCGTAACTAAATGTAATATAGTGTCCGAAATTGCCTGTATTTGCTCGTGCTACGTCTATGCCGTTACTAGCAAGCTCTCCAACAAACGCTATGCACTTGTCCTGTAAGCGGTCTTTGTATCTTTCAAGCTTGTCTATCGCATCTTGTATAGATTTTTCTGTCAGAGAAACGTCAATCTTCATAATTACACTTCTTTCACAACTGCTTTGAGCATGTATTTAACTGAATAGAGAGAGGGCTTGACTCCCACTATTGTAAAGTCTGCGGAAGTTGAATCAACTAATCCGTTTTCGTCCTTTGTAGGCTCACCATCAAGCCAAATAACGTCACCTTTTTTAAAAGGGTATTCTCCTCTGTCTGTCAGCAAAACGGCGTCAAAATCAGCCGTATTAAAGCCATATTCCTTGTTCTGCGCTTCTCCTCCGTCAAAAGATATATTCGCCCGAAAATCAACTGGCTCTGAAAAGCCTGTTTCTTCGTGTGTGTAATATATTTTCTCTCCGTCCTCTGTTTCGTAAAACTTTAGATTTCCGTCCTCGTCTTTTTCATAGACTGTGACAGTCTGACCTTGAAGCGCGTATTTCATGCCTTGCTTATTGATGTCAAGCATTTTTCTTTATCTGCTTGTAAATCTGATTAACACCGGTACTTGCCATGCCTGACACAATGCCGACTGCTATTGCATCAAGAATGTTGTTTGCCGGATAACCGGGAATTACAAACATTCCAACAATACCGAGTACTCCACCGGCTACACCTACGATAATAGGAATAACATTATCTTTAACCTGTGGTATCTGCTTTGAAGCATATCCGATTAAATAAGTAATTACCATAATGGCAACTACTGTAGGTACTTGTGTAAAGTCCATCAGTTTTTCCCTCCTTTACCTAAATGGATTTCCTCAATCTCATTTTTCATTTTTGTTACCATGCCATTACCACCGAGTGCGTGGTATGCGTCATACATCTCGCAAAAATTCTGATACGCATATGAGGGAATTTCGCCAAGCTTCATGTACTTATCGTGGTATTCGATAAGCTGTACTCGTAAAAGTAACATTGTACCTTTTCCGTTTGCTTGTCGTAGCTTCTTTTCCTCTTCAATGCGCTCGTTTCTTTCTTTTGTGTCTATCGCTTTTTGCTTTTTCTGCTCTTGTAAAAGCCAAACGATATAACCCAAAAGCGCTGTTAGGATAATTGGTAAGGCAATAATGTATGTCTGATAGATTAAAGTTTTCATCTTACAGCCTTTCATCTTTGGTAATTGGCACACCGCCCACCACCACTTAATGTGTACCGCCTGCTACCACTTTACCGACATCAGTAAAATGGTAACGCACAATCTTCTTTTGCTATAGCACTTTAACAAAAGGAAAAACTCCGACAAACAGCTTATCTCTGTCTTTCCATGTACGGCTCACTCCACCCTCGCTCAATGCGCTCATGTAGTTCTCACCGGCTTGTGAATGGTCGTAGACAGCAAGATTGATAACGACATTTTCAAACTGCTTTAAATCGGCAGTTATATCATCATCAGTGAAAGTGTCCGGATAACACCTTTTTGCTTTTACATCTTCCGTGGCTTGCTTAATGAGCTGTTCAATGAGTGGGTTATCTTCCTTTTTATCGAACACTACCACATCAGATGTTGTTTCATCATCATTCGTGACTGTATCAATATGAAATTGTTTAAGTCTGATTTTGACTTGCTCTAATGTGGTGTATTCCATGCCAAGCTCCTTATAATCCAAATTTTTCAATTAACAGCTTCTTTAGCTCTGCTCCTGTAAGTTTTTCTGCATTGTCTATACCTTGTTCTGTGGCAAAAGCCTGTAAATCAGATGTAGACATGCGATTAATGGTTGTCTTGCTATAATCAAAAGAAGCTCCGGAATTATTATTTTCCGGAACCTCTTCACCCGCGTTATACCATTTACCATTATGAATCACTATATATGGATATTTCATAGTTGCACCCCCTACTCTTCGCTATGAACCTCATATACGAATGTGCTATCCATATTCTCGTATGATGGAAGAACAACCTCGGATGCAAATGTTGACATCTTCATAGGTGGTCCGTACTCTGTCTTTGTAGCGACTGTAATACCTACACCATATACTGTTACATCTACATCCGCTACCTGTCTTGCTGTTCTTTCTTCCGGTGTAGTGCCAAACCAAGTGCTGCCAAGACTACCCTCCGGAAGAAGTGTAACCTTGTTATCCGGGTAGAAGTACTGCTCCTTGCCATCATCATCAATGTACATCTTATCGTAAAGTACGATAGTGAGCTTTGTTCTCTTCTGCACTATTGAAATAACAGTATCATCGTCAACATCAATAGTTGCTGTAAGGTTCTGTGCAAGGATTGAGTTTCTTATCTGTGCATTATCAAGCAAATACTGGAATGTATTGCTGTTCATAAGCGCATATTTAGCAATCTTGCCTTGCTTCTGTAACTTCTTTCTTGCATTGTTAAGGTCTGTAAGTGGCTTTGAATTAGCTGTATCGCTCCACATACTTGTGCCGGATAACTTTGCGTAATGGTCTTTTGCGTATGAGCCATCCTTATCATAATCGTAAGCATACTGAACACCATCGCTCACAATGGCAATTACCGGGTGACCCGCGCTTGTAGCAAGAAGCGACATTCTCATACGCTCGGGTACAACTTCTGCACCGCTTACAAGGTTGTTAGTATCGTCATATACGCTTGATAAAGCACTTGCAAGATAAGGGTCGTCTTCTGATTGAATACGCTCGATTTCAAGCATTTCCTCTTCACCAACTGTCATTCCCTCACGGAAAAATGCCATCTGTGTTTTTTCCTTGCTTAATCCCTCTCTAGCTTTAATTGTTGGGATTGTGTCAAAGTTGGATGGTGCAAGTGATACTGGAAGTCCTTTATGTGTCTTAATCCAGCTTAAATCAAGCCCCTGTTTCTTTCTTTCCGGAAACCACTGTAAACCAAGATAAGGTATCTGATTACTAGCGTTTTCTGTTGCTGATAATGCGATAGACTTACTGTCTAATACTTCATTAATTAACATCTGTTTACCTCCTGTTATTATTCAAATACAATCATCGGAAGAGCTGTCTTAACTGTTTCGTCATATGTAACGCCTGAGTGTGCTTCTGCTACCTTTGTGTTAAGATATGCTTTCTTAAGCAGTACTCCCTGTGGTCTGTCCTCTGTTACATCAAATCTCAAAATGCCAATTGTAGTTGCTGTATTGTCTACAACTCCTGTCTTTCCAATTGGTGTACCGGCTTTAACAATTTTCTTTCCGTTTGCGTCTTTATCTGTGACCGCAGAAAAATCAAGTGTTAAAGGAATTGCCTCATTAGGCTCTCTTTTGAGAATCTGTACGTCTCCCGCGTATGAAGTCTTTTCATACTGCATATTCATTTCCTTTGCCATTTTTTACCTCCTGTTATTACTGAATGTAATGTGATAAAATGTTGTTGCTTTTAGGTGCATCAGATATAAGGCTTTCTGCTATCTTTTCAGCATTTGTCTTATTTCCTGTACCACCATTGTTATTGTTACCGCCATTATTAGGATTAGGAGTACCTTTGAGTGCATTCTTCTCATACTCCGCTATCGCATTGGCTTTCATGTCGGAAATAATCTTTCCAAGTGATGTTGTGTCAAAAGAGCCATCCTCTTTTACTACTGTCTTTGCCTGTTCCGCAGTAATGCCAAAATCAGACATTGCACTCTCTCGTAAATCTCTGACAGCGTTATCTTTCTGTAGCTTGGCTATCTGCTGATTGGCTGTCTCTAAGGCTTTATTTGCCTTTTCAAGTTCAGTCATGTTGCCAGCCTGTAAATCATCAAGCTGTGCCTGTAGCTCGTCAGCTTTGTCGGCTTTAGCCTTGTACTGATTGGCTTTCTCTTTCTCTCTTGCCGTTTCCTCACCGCTCTTGTTAAGCAGATTTGTTATCTGCTCATCCGTTGCGTCCGGAAAAAGCTTCAAAACATCATTTCTTGTCATTTCAATTACCTCCGTAACTCACGCTTTTGTTATCGCTGGTCGCACCAGCCGAGTTTTTTCTGTTGTTTAACGCACAACTGCAAATTTTTGTATAATAAAAAGCAACCTATAAGTTTTCCTTACAAGTTGCTCATTATTTGTAATATTTAACGCTACATCGGCAGTTAGAAATCTCTTTTACCTCTGCACCTAGCGAATGGTCTTTTGGAAACATCATAAGTGAATTTCCAACCTCAAACGGCTCAAAAATATCAATCCTCTTTCTGTCAACATCTGCATGTGTAGGTCTGACATGCGAATCTTCTTTTGAGCGCCACTCTTTTGTTTTGTAGCCCTGTTTTACCATTTCAGTTTGTAGTCTGTAATTGCCAACTGTATTAGCTTCATTCGCAGCTACATTTTTTGCTCGCTTCTGCGAAGTAAAATACTCCACTTCAATATTTTGCTCGGTAGCGTCAACCACCTCATTCACAATGTACCGGGCATAGTCTATAATGTATGAGGGTGTTTTCTTCGTCTTGCAATACTGTGTGGCAATGCTCTCATATCTGATGATAAATTCTTTGGTGATAGTGGTTATCTCTGTTTCTTCCTTGCCGGATAACAGGGCAAATAGCATAACAAAGATTTTTTCAAACTTTTCAGCAAGTTTTTTTCTATCTTCCTTTTCCTCGTCAGACAAATCCATCTCGCCAAAATATGTGTCATAATCTATGTCTTGTATTTCATTTTTGTTAAGTGCGTGGATTTCATCTGCCATATCAAGCTCCGATATAAATTGACAGCCAATTATTCATCGGCTGTCTTTCCATTGTTCTTATCATTGTTAGGTGTAGCTGTTGTCGGCTGTTCCTCCGGGAATAACATTTCCATCCGCTTAGCACTTTCGAGAGTAACTTGTTCAGGGTCACTAAACATGTCAATCGTCTTAACAGCTCTCTTGTAATTGATACCGCACCTAAGTAATATTTCAAGCACCTCTGCCTTAACAAGCATGTTATCCAACTTATTGTGATTAATGTGTATCTCAACATCGCTAGGCATAAGGGTGAAGCCCTTATTAATTCTTAGCCTGTTAAGAATAAGCCTAAGTGCCATTCTCTCTGATTTCTTGAGAATAGGCTCATTAATAGCTGTCCTAAGTCCGGCATCGTAATGTCCGTTTCTTAATTCTACGGCAGAACCAGTGTCACCGCCTGTGTTGCCCTGACGATTTGCAAGGCCTTGAATACTTAAAAATCTTTCAAAAAGGTCAGTAAATACTACCTGTCCCTCCGTCTGATTAAGCTCGCTCGTCATTACATCAACATCCGCCTTGTTGTCTGAACCATTGTTAGATTTAACTACCAATGCTCCCTCTTGTCGCATTTTTCTGAATGTGTCTATATCAATCTCGCAATTAACAAATTTTACCCATGCAGACACAAACTGCTCGACACCATTAATTCTGTCCGATGTAAGCACGTTGATAGCGTCTGTGATTGCAATAGTCATTTCGATGTCAGACAATCGTCTTGCATTGTTTGGATATTCAATCACCGGAATTGCTCTGTTGCCGTTTATTCCGCTTGCATAAATCTTGTCATTGCGAATGTCAAACCACTCATTGTCAGTGAACACATAATAAATATCTGCTCCGTTCTCATCCTCTCCGATTTGACAAGAGAATGCCGGACGTCCGTTGGAGTAGTACACAACAAACGTATACATTGGATTTTCAGACGATAAATAAAAATCACTCTCATCAAGCAACTGCCCTTGTCCGTCATCATTACCGATGAATCTGTAGCCGGTACCGCATATGCTTCTCCAACGATGTATGTCTATGTCGCACTCTTGTTTGCTTTCTGAATCCATTGTGATGTTAAGCTGTGTGATTTCTTCCGACTTATGGTTATCAGTGCCACGCAGCACATATTGGATTGGTTCTGCACACATCTCTGCGGTTTTGCGCTCGACAAGCTCATACGCAAGATTTACAGCAATCTTGTTATTGATTTCCGGGCGGTTCACTTTCTGCCGATACAAAATCGGTTGGTCGCCACGATAGTATCTATCAAGATACTCAATCTCAATAGCATTTTGTTCGTGAATCACAAGTGCTTTATTCAGTTCTTCGATTATGTTGTTTTTTGTGATTTGCCTTTTCCTCGTGAAAATAACTTGTCTGCCGTAATTATTGTGGCAGACAGCTGAAAAAGGTCTTACGTTTTTATGAGCATATCTATACATCAATAAAACCTCATGCCACTTGCAGAAGTTCTCTGTGGAACCTCTTTTATCTGGAATTCTTGTGTGCCAGCCCAAAACCATATCCATTTACGGCAGTGCGTACACATTACTTTGTGGTGTTTCTTATCGTTTTTATTTACCCACGTTAATAGCTTTCCGCAACGAGGGCACATTACACTTCGTTTTCCTGTTGGTACAATATTCTGATTATTCATGTTGTCCTCGTTTCACTAAAAATAGCACCCACAATCTGTGAGTGCTATTTCTAAAAGAGATTTTCGCAATGAACGAATTACGATTTTTTCATAGTTATATTATAACTGTCAATTTTTTAAGTGTATATATGCAATGATATGCAAAACTATGCACACTACTGCACATTTTCAAGATATTCTTTTCCGTAAAGCCTTTCAAACTCTTGCAAGGCTCTGCCGTGGATTGTAAATATTTTTCTTATGCTCCAATTTGTAGCCTGTGCGATTTCTTCAAAAGTGTTTTGATTGACATATCTCATTGAGAGTACATGATAATAGTCGGTATTCTCCATGCTATCAATTTGGCTGATAATATGATTTCTTTTTCTCATAAATTCATCAACAAGTCTGTCTGTATCTTTTTCCAAGTCCACAATTTTAGTTACTGTACTGCCTAATTTATCTTTGTCAGATGAAACATCAACCGCCTCTTTGTCCGTTGAAACAGTAACACTACATGCTATTGTCTTAAGCCGATATATTTCAGACAGCTTATTTTGTATCATTTTATCTAATCTGCTAATTTGATTTAAGTAAGTTTTTGTATTCATAATTTTGCTCTCCTCATTGCATACTTATAATTAATAAATTCTTCCCAATATATCTTGTCGAACCGAGTGTCTCTAAATCTATTATCAAACTTTCTTTTATCAACTATAAAGTCTAAACCCTCTTTTAATCCCAATAGAATATAATCAGGCACAAACGAAGCCGGTATTCTCACAATCTCATAACCATTGTCAATACAGCTCATTATCTTTCTTTCTCTTAAAAAATCCTTATTTTCATCTGTGTGATATATTTCGCCATCAACTTCAACAATCTTCTTTAAATCCGGTATGAAAAAGTCTACTTTGCACTCGCCTATTTTGTAATTCGGATAATATTTAATGTTTTCCTTTTCAAGCTGTATAGCAAAGCAAATTTCATTTACGCTATTAAAAACATAGCCCTCTGACATTATTTTTCGTGCGACTTCGCAAGCCTCTTGTTCATAATCTAAATCTTTAATTCTTTTTCGTTTTGCCTTTTTCTCTATTTTTTCCTTTGCTTTATCCACATTTGTAAGTTGTTTCAACAATTTTATTTTTCTGTCGCATTCCTCACAAACGTATTTTTGCTTTTTGTTATTCTCAATAATAGTTCCGCACATAAAACAAGTGTTTGTCATTAATAAAGCCCTCCTCTGAACGGATTGTGTACTGCTTCAACCTTTGCTATCCGCTTTTCCCTAAAAATCATATCGCACAACTGTGCTGTAGAATCTACACCATCATCATGTTTCATTTTGCCCTCATATGTGCAAGAAAGAACGTTTTGAAAATATTTCTTGTATTCCTTAGTCTGTCTTTCAAGTTTTATGAAATGCAGTTTTCTTATATCCGGCGCATGATTTTTAATTCTGTCCATTTTTGCAGTTTTGTTATCTGCCGGGTCATGGCTTGTCAATATTGGGTAGCAATCTTTCTTCCATATTTTCTCGCAGTCCAAACGATAGGCAGCTGTTGTTTTTGTTTCCTCAAAATGTACCTCTGCTGTTTTATTTGGGAATTTATCTAAGTGGCTTTCCATTCTGCTTGTTACTTCGGGAATTGTTATATCCTTATCGCCATCGTTATACACAACATCCACGATATAGTATTCCTTTTCAATCTCATAGCAAATCGGCATTGATACAAAGTCTCCACCGCCATATGCCGGGTCGTTTGCCGAAAAAATTCTATCAGGTCTTATTCCCTCAATTTCCGCCGGGTCAAAAAAGTTCATGTTATCAATATTGAACATCTGACCTTTTCTTTCTATCGGCTCTTGCTGATATTGGGCGAACCATGAAGCCATATCGTCATTATCTTCAAATGAAGCCATTCTGCGCTTATAATCTAATGTGGAATATCCCAATTTGTAGGGATAATCAAAATTGCTCTCATTGTTTTCATTGAGTGCCGGGATTATAACCTCTCTATGACATATGTTTTTATATTCAGGATTGTTTGCAAGCAATTCTAATCTGCGTCCTTGCACATCTTTCGGCGCCCATCTCGTGCCTATTCCTAACAGCTTTGCTTTGCCGGGCTTAATTCTCGGCATAAAGTTATTATCAAACTTTCCCCAAACTGTAGCCTGTCTATCCTCGCTTAATGCTTCATCAATACCACTAAATAAATCGTCATATACCCCCAAGCCATCACAGTCACACGCTCCGTTCAGTGTTCCGTATATAGAACGCATGGTAAATGTTGGGTATGTTTTTTTACGCAAGAAGTCTATTGTAAGGTCTTTTCCGTCTGTGATAGCTTTTTTCTCTACAATTTTATGGTAAATATCTTTGTAGGTGTACGTTGGGTCATTTACCATTTCTAATGTTCCATCGTAAAATCCTCCGGTTATTTTGTCTGAATATGCCGAATATAGATTTGACCTCTCAGGTCTGTTTGAACCAAACCACAAATTACCCATTTTAACGATTTGAGTCTTTCCGATACGTCCGGGGCAGAATACCATGCCCTCATCAAGCTTGTCATCGTACAAATCTTGAATGAGCTGTGCAACTTTGCTCAACGGATTTCTTCTTGGCAAATAAAATCTTTCCCATGGTGGACGATTTTTTTCCATGTAAATCATAAAGCTCTCAAACTTATAGTGAGCTTCCATCAGGAATAAATCAAAATAGTGATTAACTAAGTCATATGGTGTAGTCTCGTGCTTGAAATGGTAATAATCCAAATCCCAAATCGTACCACCTGTTTTAGCCGTGCAGAAGTCCTCTATAAGCTCTTTTGCCCTCTTAGTGAGTTGTAGTCCATACTCAATATCTTTCTCGCCATTTATGGCTACACTGCAAGCGTCTACATAAGCATTGATTACTTGCTCATCTTCCCCTTTATCCTTTATGTAATTTTCATATCCGTTTACTGTGGAAATAAGGCTCTGACTAGCCATAAGAAAAGCACCTCCACTTTTAAAAAGCAAAGGTGCTTATAGACCTCTGCCTATAACTGTTTTAGGGTAGCGACTACAATCAATCTGTAGCCGGTAATATATTTATTCACATTCTGAAAGTCTATCTTTTATAAACTGCTCCAACGCGCTAAAGCCTTTTGGCTTTTCAATTCCTTTTCTTGCAAGTTCTGCAACTATTGTTTCCATTTCTTCTTTTACTCCTTGATAGGCAATTTTCATTCCGAATTTTATTTCGTTCATTTGGTTTCCTTTCTGCTGATAATCAGCAATCATTGTTTAGCTGTAATAAACCGCTTTGTGGCACAAAGGGCATTTGCATTTCCAGTTATCGCCCTCTCGTTGGTCGCCACAATACTCATATTCTCTATTGTTTGCTTCAAAAATGGTATAGCAATTTTTACAACTGAATTTTAAAGGCTTATCAGCAAAATCTAAGTTGCCTTTTTGAATTATTTTCATCCGTTCTAGTCCTCCACAATCCCATCAATTATTGCTCTTTCGACATTTTTTCTAAGCCATTTCGGAATTGAATCATCTTTGCTTATACATGGTGTCTTTGTTAAATAACCACCGGATATGTCACCGCAAAGCATTGTGCTTTGATATTTCATAATCTCACTCTTTCTCCTCACTATTCGCTAATGATTTTGTCTCCTCTAGGATTTTCATTGCTAATGCTCTTGAAAATTCATAATTATTTTTCGGGTATCTGCCTAGAATTGATTTTGCATACTCATTGACTGCATCGACTGAAATATCAATGTCAATAGTCATATCGTGAAGTTCAGATGTTTCTATCGGTTTGTCATTTCTACCGCCTATTTCGTGCGATTGTGCTTCTCTAAGTGCCTCACGCTCTATTGATTTAATTACTTCTGCCATGCTCATTATAATAAACCTTAAATCCTTTCATCGCATAATCAGAAACAGCCTTTTTCAGCTCCTCATTGGTGGAATAGGTCTCCTTCAAAAGAATAGCCATGCCTTTTTTGCTGATTGCATAAATTCCAAACGGAACCTGTTTGCTTGCAACATGTAAAACAGCTTTTAATTGTTTTGCCTTCATTTCATATACGCTATTTCCGACTGTCAGTTTCATTTCTCATAAACCCCCAAAAATCTTCCATGCACTCATTGCATAAATCGTAGGTTGTATTCAATACGCCGTTTCTCGTGATTGAGTTTGTGCCCAACAGCCCTACTTTTATCTCTTTCCCGCACCTGTCGCAAGTGCGCCATTCTTTTTGATGTTTCATAAAATCCCTCGTTTACAAATCAAGTTTATTCAAATAATCCGTTCCGCTATTTTCAAGCGCCTTGCTAATGCCGTTAATCATATTAGCCATTGTCTGTTCGACTTCCTTTATCTTTTCAACACTTCCACCGCATTGTAATGATAAATATCTTTTCTGCCAAGCATTTGCATTTACAACTATATTATTGTGGACATCTTTCTGCGTAATCATCATTCCACCAACTTTCTACCACACATGCTTCTCACTCTTCCTTTGCCTTAAACAGTGTGTCAGGAAATGGAATGCCTAAAAAATGCATGTTTGCATACTTTCTGAATGTCGGTACGCTCATACCGGCTATCTTTGCTGCTTCTGCCTGTGAACATCTGCCATATGCGTATTCCATCAATCCCTCTCGGAATGAGTCGATATTTCGTGTTTTAACTCCTTTTGCCATATTTATACCTCCATTTTTTGCTTTTCAATTTGATGTTTGTGTTTTGCCATCTCTCTGTGCATTTTATACTTCATATTTTCACAGCCGATTTCTTTTAGCTCTGTTTTAAAATTATCAAAGTCGCTGTCATTTTTGATGTATACATTGACATATCTATCTATTTGCGGTCTTGTCATAATTACACCATTTTCAGTAAATACTTTTCTGATATAGTTGGTGTAATAGCAATAGCCTTTGACTTTTTCGTGATATAACCCCCAAAAATAATCCGCATTTTCCTTTGTTTCAAACTTTGCTCTAATCTCATTGTTTGAAATATGGCTGTAGCAATGTCTGCATAATGTAATTAAATTGCTTTCTCTATCATCTCCACACAATGAAGCCGTTCTTATGTGTGCCATCACCAATGCCCTGTATTCTCTACTGCTTTTTCCACAATATTGGCAAGTGTAATTATCTCTCTCAAAAATTTTAGTCTGTAAATCTTTATATGAACTCATAGTGAATACCTCCTACCACTCTTTGCTTTCACACCAACTGCTCTTACAAACATGGTTCATAATGTTGGTCAAAACTTTTTCAGAAGAAAAATGTGCCAAGCTGTAATCGCATTGTGTTGAAAACTTTGTATTGAAATATTCATCAACTAACATCTTGTAGTCTGTATTATCTTTCATGTTGCTTATCGTTGAGTAATAATTGTCCGTATATCCGTCACGCTCTATTTCAGTTTCTTTTGTTAAACTGTCTACCACTCTTGATAAAACCTTGTCTGTTAATGGATAGTGATATTCTCCGGTGTATTCTCTATGCTTGCCTAGGAAGTATTCAAAGAATAACTTTACATTTTCTTTAAGTGTTTCATCGTTAGTCCAATCATAGGCTATCTTACCAGCTCTGTTTACCATTCTTTCTTCGGCAACTTCCCAATCTTTTTGAGAGTATTCGCTTATCGGCTTAAACTCTTTCACTTTTTTATCTTTAGGTGAAAAAGAATTACACTGTTCTCTGTTAAGAGAATTACTTTTAGTATTTAATGTTTCGTAATTAGTGTTAAGGTAATCATTATTAGTAATCCCTGTTAAAAGAGTTACACCTTGTGGCATTCCCGAATTACACTTTGTGTTATTCCCTTGGGAATTACATTTTGTGTCATTCCCGTCTGCCTGTTTATGTAATTCCTGTCCTCTATCTTCTGCTATAACCTCTTGTCTGATATTTTCTTCCCATTTTTTAACTTCTGCGTTGATAACATCATAATTAGGTCTTATATGTATAGTCGGCATTGAGTTGAATTTGTATTTTGCTGTAATTACAAATTTCTTTTTCACCAACGATTTAATTGCTTTATCATACTGTCTTTCAGTAATCCGTATTTCTTCCCACCAATCTTTTCTTTGCTTTGCAATCCAATATTCGCCATCCTTGTATATCTTAACTTTGCTCTTATTGTCTTTACTTGGCGCAAACCAATATAAAATCCTTGATAAAAGTGTTCCCTCTATCAAGTCACCTGTTATGTCAATGTATTTATGGAATGTGTGATTGCACCTTGCTGATGATAAGAAATTAACTTTTGTTTCGATTTCATTTTCTGATAGCATATTATTTACCTCCGTACCGATAACTCCGTGATTTATATAAAAACAGTTGTCAGGCGGTCACGGTTCCGCTTTTCGTGTTGCAATCACTAGGCAACTGATTTTACCGAATTTTTAAAAAAGGCAAAATACACTCCATCAAAAGGTTTCCCAAAACACATTACAGAATTTTGAAGTGTCTCACCCATTGCTTTCAGTCGCGCGTACCTACTAGCAACTTGTTTTTGTGTGTTTTCTTTTATTTTTCCGAAACTGCTATATTGCAGGCCTCCGTCAGCATTACGCAACCGCTATTCAAGATATAACAGCTCGCACTAAACCGACATATGATTGATGTGGTGTGGATTTGAACCACACATGTCCGAACAGCGCATAGAACACTATTATCTGTTTTCACAGAGTAGTTGCTTACCCCATTTGCATACACATCAGCAGTCAGCATACACCGACCAACGCCGACATCGTGACTCGAACACGAACAACATTTCTGTTGGATAGCTTAGCAAGCTATTGGAATACCTTTATCCCATATCGGCACGCGCCGTGGCAACACTGATTGTCACCACGAATAGCCTTTTGTACTTCAAGGCTACGTAGTGCTACTAACACTACTAAATCGGCAAGGTTGGGAATCGAACCCACGACCAATCAGTTAATAACCGACTGCTCTACCACTGAGCTACATGCCGTTAATGAGGGTGAAGTCTAAGGAGTGGCAACACCCTCTGGAGATATAAATTTGTATGTGCTGTAGGAAAAGAACTAGGAAACCTACAGCAAAGGACATGTGAGGAATTGCACCTCACCTAAGACTCACTGATTTGAGTTGCCCTAGTTTAACAATTAAAGGGGGTATATATGTCTACTCTGCCTGTTACAGATGTCTTTACGACAGGTTGGTTTTCACGCTCGTGCATTGTGGGATTATGCACGATTAAACCCTCACGAGCCTTGTGACGGCTCTTAACAGCTTTCCACTATGAGGGCGAAAGGAACTACTAAGTCCAATGTCGGGGAACCAAGTAAACCCCGAACAGGGCATGTTGGATTTGAACCAACGAAATGCGGGAATCAAAATCCCGTGCCTTACCGCTTGGCGAATGCCCTATATCTACTGCCACATAAAAGCTATGGCAAGTATTTGACCGAGCATTACCGCAGCGCCAAGAAGTCTCGAGCTAACTGTCTCTTTTTCGTTTAATGTGGCACTTGTCATTCCTAATGCAAGTAATGCCAGCCATACTGTTGTCGCGATTTTTAATACAAACATGATTTACACCTCATTTTCTTTCAATATTGACTCGGCTATGCACGCAAGAACTAAAAACACTATTGAGACAACCATTGAGCATCGGTCAGAAAAGAGTATTCCATAAAGCAAACAGAATAAAATTATCCATGTATACAGGCCCTTAAAAAACATTGGTATGAATTTATCAACAAACTTGCCGAAAGTCTCCCATCTACGCTTAGACTTAAGCTCGCAAGCCTTAACTGTGTACCATGCAGCCTTACTCATATCCTCAATTACAGAGCCTTTATGCCCGGCACGATATTTATACTTGTATGCAGTAATCTCACACCATTTAGCCACATCCTTAAGTCCGTAAATGTCAATCATTTCATCAATGCACTCTTTACGGTCAGGCAAATTGTAGTGGCTAGGATGATTTACCATATCAGAATTAATTTTGTTAGACTCAAATCCTGTTAATTTCATTGCCGTTAACTCCTTTACTGTTATATATTATATATAACTAATATTTAATCATAGTTGTATGTATATATATTATTATTGTGTATGTTGTTTAATTAATATATAACTTATGTTATAATAATAAATACTGCTTGGTACGATTTAGGTATGGGTAAAGGCCTTTTTGTTTTGGCGGATATTTTGGGGGCTAAGTGGGGCGGTTTGTTGCTTTTCATATACACCCCTAGGGCACCCGATACGCGCGCTGCTTAAGTCTCAAACATCAAGCGTTTTAAATTGTATCTATTGCATATACAATTTATCTATACCCTTTCAACTCTTCGCTAAACAACTGTTTTGTGAATAGTTGTAATAATTCAACAGCCCTCAAAGCCTTGTAAATAAAGGGTTTATAATTGTGTGTATTGTATATACAATTACTTGGCATTATCAACCATGTTATCACTCGATAATGCTTTAATATTCTGACTATTTGCACCGCCTAACTGTGGCAATTCATTGGCACTTAATGCTCTCGCTTGCTGTCTGCTATCGCTTGTATATGGTGAAGCCCAGCCATAACGCCTATTTAGTATTGCAATAACTCCAACTGGATTCTTCGCCCCGGTCACGAGCTTATTCGATAGACTTTCTTCCTGATATTTTCTCAGTTTTTCCAAAATCTCCGATGCTATCGGGCTTAGCGTATTCTTACCCCAATCGTATATAGTACTATCAGGAATACCAGTTAATGAACTAAAACCCAATATACTAACCTCTTTATCATATTTCATACACATATCATAGATATATATATCTAATACATACATTACTAATTCAAAATTATAACTATTAAAGTTACTCTCTTTATACATTCCATTATCTAATTTATAATTCTCTTTTGATTTAAAATAATTACTATCAAATAGCTTTTTTTGAATATAATATAAAGCACTGTTCCACACGCTTTGAGACTCTTTTTTTATATCCTCAATCTTATTTCTTTCACAAAATTCATTTAAATAAAATAATAAATCATTTTCATAAATTTCAATGTCTGACATGTAACGCATCCCCCAAAAAGCCAAAATAAAAAGCCCGCACCACCTGGAATAATTCCAAGTGACACAGGCTAACCGGCATCTGCTTATTAATTTAATTAAAATAATAATAATCAAATATACTTGTTTTGTCAATACATAGAGCTATTGGATATATAACAACAACTGTATTGATTAATATATACCATATCACACACATATATATTAATTATATATAAAATAAAAAGCCGGCCATAAAAACCGACTTTAAATTTTAGAATGGACACTCATTGTTATTGTTTTCCAGCTCGTCCAGCTTATCCAGCACTAATTGATTTACAAAGCCGTTAATTGTAAGCCCTTGCGCCTGTATTCGGTCTTTTGTGCCCTTTGGCAAAGTAACGCTTATTCTGTCGTAGCTCTCTCTTATTCTGTCGTTCTGCTTTTGTATACGCTTCTTGTAGTTTTCAATTATTTTCTTTTCATCCATTTTTTACACCTCATTATATAAATTAATAATATCAATAATCACTGGCAATAATACTATAAATAATATTGCTATACATAAATATATAATAATTAAATTATTATGTCAATAATAATTCATTACATAATATAAATAATAATAGTTATTTCTTATTATATGCATTAATTCATTTATTATTGATTTTACTATTGCATTAATGTAATTAAATTTTATTGCAATATTTTTTAATTTATGTATTGACATTACATAAATGCAGTGTTATTATAATGTCAAGCCGAAAGGCAAGGAACAAAATAAAAAAGCTCATCGCGCAGCCGGTCAAAGTTACACGATGAGCACCAAACAAAAAATAATTGAAAGGTGACTGTATTATATCACAGTCAAAAGGGGAAAGAAAATGAAAAAATTATCACACAAGGAAATTTGCAGAATGGGCGAAATGGTTAACGGCATCAAGTTAAATTGTAACATCTATACTTTTGAAAACGCAGAGAACTATATCTCACGGCTGGAGCCGTTCGACGAAAAAAGTGGCGTTTGCTGTCACAAAGTCAATGAGATTATACAGGAAATTAAAAAAGAGTTTCCCGATGCTAAAGGTTGCCAAGTCGACTCTAAATACTATGCCGCCGGAGTTTACGGATGCATTGGTAGACTTTCAAAAGTTACCGTATTAGATAGTGAATGGAATAACAGTGGGAAAAGCTTTTATATTTATTTTTAAGCCGAAACGCTCCAACGTGGAGCGTCCACCGCGGGACGGTCTCCCGGTGCTGATGATGGCAGACCAGAAAGGGCGTAAAAATGAGATATTGCGGACGACAGAAAAACGGAAAAGCGTTGTTATTAACGGACGATGAAATTATAAACAATGCGCTTGAACAGGAAAAAAGCGGAATAAAACCGCATTATGCTTTTTATGATTATAAGAAGCATGAAAAAATAACTCCGGCTGGCTGGCTTGTATGGTCTTTAAGTGATGGCGGTTGTGGTGTAGTTTACCGCCGTAAGGATGGGAAAATGATTATTACAACCGGGCTACAAGGTGATTTTTGTTATTGTTAGGGGGCGCAATATGAGAGATTTTATCGAGCTTTTAAAGGCTTTCGGGCTTTTTGCATCATGCCTTGTTATTGGGTATGGTGGTTTATTTTTATTTTTTTATTAAATTGCAATTAGTAAGTTACATATTTCAACAAAAAGTCGCATAACTCAACTGATACTATCGACTTAATTTTTATTTAATTAGGAGAAATAAGAAAATGACAAGAATTGAGAAAATGATAAAAGACGGATATCCCAAAATTATAAAAGGTAATGGAGGATATAGAGCATATTTGAAAGGTATGCAGCCTCTAGGTGGTGGCGATTATATGGCTATATATCGTTATCCCGGTGGGGAATGCTGCCACAGCCTAGAAGAGATACAAAAATGCTTTGAAATCATTGAACAATAAGGGATGATATTGGAATAATTCGCAAGCTAATAGCGGTACAAATTAACAAGGTGTATTCTAGCCGGTTCGATTCCGGCTATTAGCTTTATATATAAGGCTTTTCAGGTCTTATATTATCAATTTAATGTATTTAATTTATAGGTGCTTTTATACGGCTTTACGGCTGTATATATCGCACTCCGTCCGCGCGTCCGGTAAATAATCGCGTCAAGAGGTCTTATAAATGCCTTTATATTTATATCAGGCTCAAGAGGTGCAACACCTGAACAAATAATTGTGCGCCCTTTATAGGTGCTTTGCGTTACCACCTAATAAAAACAGATTAACGCACGACAGACCGCGAAAAGGTCAAAAAAGTAACTTATAAACCATGCACGAATAGAAAAGGGGGTTGATGGATGAACGATAACGAACTAACCACGCTTGACGCTGTAGAGTGTGAAATAAAAGCACGCTACAATGGCAAATATCAAAGCGCGCCGGAATATCAAGCAAGCGAACGTGCCACACGTAAAGCGATAACAGATATTTTTAGAACTGTCGCAGAGTCTGGCGCGTGTGACGATGTTACCGCGCTTATTAGTGGCAAGGAATACCGCCGGACGGCTTTTGATAACTACCTAAACCACAAAAACTATATAAGCCCAATAATTAAGGCTTGTTATAGATAGGGGGTGTATTATGTCTAATTATGAGTATTTAGGGAAAAAAGAAATATATAAGCGCGTTCAGGCGCTAGGCTATGAAATGCCAAAAATAAGCGACTTTAGTTATATCAAGTATGATTGTATAGAGTGGATGGAATCGCACGAGTTAAAAATAACAGTTCAAAGGTGCGGTGAATGGTTGCAAGTCGTAGAGAAGCACGCGCACGTTCACCCGGTCACGCTGTTTTGTGACTATCAAGCCGGGAAATATATCACGTGTTACCACTAGGGATATTTTATATTCCTTTTTGACGTGTCCAAAAATCAAGCGTGCAGCCGTTGGAACTGTCGCAAGTTATCCGGCTATAAGTCCGGGCACTGTAGTACATTGACAAATTAATAAAAATATTCTATGATTTTATGATATACACATTTAAAGCCGTGTATTTGACGTTTTAAGGGCTTTTAAACGTGTTAGCGTGGATTTTATCGAGTACGCTATAATAAGCCACAAAACAAGCCGTTTACAATGCCTAAAAATATAATTATAGCATTGCAAGCCGTCAAGCCGTGCTGGGTGTGACATGTTACGAGCTGGGCGCACCAATCCATAGAAAATGTTTGAATTTTCAGAAAACTTCACTCAATTAAAGTGTGGTGCGAGTTCTTTGCAAGTTTTCGGCAAGTTTTTGAAAAAATTTGCAAACGGATTTTTGAAATCGAAAAAGTCAAAGGTACGGGGGCACTTAATTCATCCTAAAATTTTTGGAAATTTGAATTTTGAATCGCCAAAAAATAAATGCTCTTGGCACTGTATTCACTCTCTCCTAGTTCTTCAATCAATTTCTGCCGTGTCATTTCCGGATTAGTCCGGTGTATGTATTCTAATAGTCTGTCTATTTTATCCATATTTTTGCTCCAATAAATCAAATATTCTGTCAGCCGTGTATATAATATTCCGTCCGTACAAGCTCATAAAGTCTGCGATTATTTCCTCTGTCTCTATGTCAATGTCACAGCCGTATGAGAACGAGTACACATGCACCAGCTCGTGACATAGTATCTTGTCAGCCATGCAATCAGACACATTATCAGCTATCGTTACTGTCTTGGTTGTGTTGTCGGTTACTCCTAAACTTATAGTGCCGTCAGACCGCTTTAATTCGCTTGATGTGGGCTTTTTAAATTGTATGTGCCACAATGTATCATTAACTCTTATATTCATGCTTATACCCTCTAAAAATGGCTATGAGCATTACTACCCATAGCCTTAATAATTACAGTTTTGACGCAAGATTACTCATTTTGGTGCGCAAAAGGTTGCGTTCATCAGGTGTCATGTCATTTAAAAGCTCCGATATGTCTCCGCTCAATTCACGGATATACATATCAAGGGCTTTCATTTTATGCTCTTTGTCCTCTGTTGAAGCTCCTTTGTGCATTTCTTTTGTCTCGGTATAATGTCTCTTTGCTCTGTCATAATTGCTTTCACTCACATGTGGTGCAATCGGTTCAGAGTAGTACATCTTACCTTGGCTCTTATCCATGTCACGCATATACTCCATGTCGTTGTAGTTTACCGGCATATGATAATATGGTGGTTCTTCATATCCTCTGCGTATTCCGTGGCCTTTTGGGGCAAATCTGCCATTTGCATAGCGATATTGGTCGTAATATCTTCTGCCACTTTCTTCGCCATATTCTGCCTTAAGACTTCTTAGGAGTTCTTTGTCGTACTCTTCTTCCTCTTCATCAGCCTTTTTCATAGCTTTGGAAATTATTGAATGATACTCAGCTTCTGCAAGGTCTTTTATCATATCCACGACCTCACCCATTTCAGAAGTGTCAACATTTTCAATGCCCTTTTCAAACTCGCTGACAGCTTTCTCTGTAAGACACTCTTGCATTTTGTGCATTCTTTCAATGTGCATACTCTCACCCCCTAACCAATTCGATTTACTGTGATGCTAGCATTTGCAACACTGATAGCCTGTGCAGATGTATTCTTGACAGAAACAGCCTGACAGCATCCGCAAGGAAGCCATACATCTGTTGCCATAGACACATTGTTAAATGCTTCAACTGCTGTTGGTGTAGAGATTGCCAGTGTAGATAAGTCCGGCTCGCCCTCGACAGCAATAGCTAATGAAATTGCTCCTGCGGTTCCGCCTGTAGGAACTGCAATATTTCCGTTAAATTCTACTCTGTACTTTGCTTTACAAGTATTGGTAGCGCCTTTAAGGTTAATTAATCCGCTCCCTGTTCTGTGCGAAATATATCCTTTATTGCATACAGATGTTGGCGCATCTGTAAATAATACATTCCCATTTACTGCAACTGTCTGTGTTGCAATGCTTGAAAATTCAGCCATTTTTATTACCTCTCTTTCATAAAATAAAAAACCACCAACCGATATTAGTTGATGGTTTCTAAATTTGATTATGCACAATAACTCATAGCATATTTCTTGACGATATTTTCAAAAATAGCTTTAAGTTGTGGTTTTTCAAAGATAATAGCAATTTTTGTTGTCTCATTCTTAATTGCTGTTTTGGTATTGCCCGCTTTCTCCATGCGCTTTTTCTTATTGTCCTGCAATCTCTTTAAGCTACAATGTGCAGTGGTTTCCAATTCTCCGTAGAGTTGATTGTAAAGTATCTGATAGTCAATTTTGCTCTTGATTGAAATTTCACGCACCCTTGCATTGATTTCAGCTTTCCAATCTCCGATAGGCTGTGTAAATATCTCTTTCATATTGTCAACAGTCTGCTCAACTTTATTTATCTGCTCCGCCTGTCGTTTCTGTTCAAGTTGTTGCTGTGCTACTGACTGAAAGATTGTGTTGAACATTTTAAGCTCGGGTGACAATTGGGATATATCAATAGCTTTTTGCTTTACTCTTTCCTCTACAGTTGTAAAATATTCCCTTGCCTGTTCCGCTTTCTCTGAATTACCTTTAACAGATAACTTCTTGGCAAAATGAGCAGTGAGCTTGTAATCTACCGCTTTGTTACCCTCGACATCAATGTCGAACCCCCAATAATCCTCATTTTCTGTAGCAAACTCATTATCTGTAATATTAGTTTTTGCCCACCTTGAAAACTGCCCTTGTGCCAGCCCTAAAAAGTCATACAACTTTCTAGCTGTTGTCATACCCTCGCTATCAATGTTAAGTGCAACTTCAATAGGTGTTCTCATATCTATTACATTGTTAATCGCATTCATTATGCCACACCGCCTCTCTCTGCCATTAAGTGTTTCAGCAACAGTTTCTCCATATCGCCTGTCATTGTCTTTACTCCCTCCGTTGCGGTCGGATTTTCGTCTAATAACTTACCATATACAAAACAGTTCAGATAGTTTAGTGTGCTATAATCTCCTGTTTCCAATAGATTGTCTACCATATTGCAGATGTTGTCGTGTACTCCATTCAGAAAATACCAATGCTTATCTATAGACTTCTGATACACCTTTTCGGCATACTTCCTTATTTCCTCTAGCTCAATGCTCGTTGGCATACGGTCTAATATCTTGATAATGTCATCCTTGACTTTTAATGTGTCATACTCACATCTAAGGCCATCTAGCTCCCTTTTAAGCTCTGCCTTTGTCATTTCATCAATACTCTTGCGTTCTAATTCCATAATATCTTATCCTTTCAAAAAATACTTGATTTTCCGAAAGAAACTGATAGAATAGATTTATCAATCTCTTTCGGATTGGTGCTTTTAAAGTGTTGTGTTCGTTGGTAGCGGTGCAACACTTTATTTTTTTTGACTTCTTATCTTTTCAATGCCAATTCTGATTAGTTCTAGTATTGAATAACCACTTTCAGAAGAAAAGTCCATAATTTCTTTTTTCTCTTGTTTTGTTACTCTTACATAAATCCTATCATTCATTGGATTTTCAGATTTAGGTCTGCCTGTGCGTGGAGACATTTTAAACACCTCACTTTCTGTCCGCACATTTAACATATAATAGTACGCACAAAAAGTCAACCCCAAAATTCAAGTTTTTTAGAAAAATCAAATCTACAAATCATCAACTAATATTCGGTTTTCAATGTGCAAAAGGGCAAACATTATAGTCTGCCCTTTATCTTCCCGACATTTGTGTCGGTAACATCAAGTAATACTGCTTAGCAGACATAATCTCGACTAACTCTCGACTAAACTTGGACTAATCCTCGACTAAAAATGGTTTTTAATCGGTTTAGATTGAGTTAACTCAATTAAGATACTCAATTATTCTGTTGTAAATATTCAGGTATATCCTTTCTTGGGAGTTGGTGTTTTCCTGTTGTTTTTTTACCGAAAAGGCATTCTTCTACTGTCCACCCGGCATTATATCTATACCTTAAAGCTTCTCTGCTTATGCCAAGTTCTTTTGACCATTGAGAAAGAGTCTTTTTTACCCCGTTATAAACTATAAAAACAGAAGTCCTCTTGTTTGACTGTTGCTCGCTCATGGGTATCCAAGTACAATTAGACGGCTCATAATTTCCGTTTACATCTATTCTTTCAAGTGTAAGGTCCTCTGAATATCCATTTGCGTATGCCCACTCCCTAAAATTCCAAAAAGTAAGCCATTCATCACACATTTTTATTCCTCTGCCACCATAATCTTTGTAATTCGGAGAATTAGAATTGTAACATCTTGTTTTTACAGAACTCCACTTTTTATAAAGCTTTCCTGTTGATTCCCCATGACAAGGCCTTACCTTTTTAGCATAATAACTTCTAAGGCACCCACAAGATGTGCTCGTCCCCCTCTCGAGGTTGTATTGGTAGCAAACAACTTCTTTCCCACAGCCACACTTACAAAGCCATTGGTTATTGCGGTTTTTTCTTCCATGCTTTTTTATAACAGTTAAATTACCAAACTTTAGACCAGTTAAATCTTTTGCTTTGTGTATGCATCCGCAACTTTTGGTATGTCCATTTCTAAGGCTTTTACCATTCACGATTGCATAGTTTCCACAATCGCATCTACACTTCCATAAGTGATACCCCTTTTCGTTTTTTCCTGAATACTCTTCAACTATAAGTTTACCAAATCTTTTTCCAATTAAATTTTCAACAGCCATGTGCCTAACCTCCGATATTTATATAATTATTATATCATAAATTAGGCACATTAGCAATTTTAAACTTAATATTGATAAAAAGTTTTAGCAATTACAGCCGGTATTGCAACCGCAACCATAGTACGCATTTGGATTAGGTACTGTGTATGCCGGGATTGGTGCCGGGTTTACAGCATTGATAATCTGATTTGTCTGTGCTGCCATTGTACTAGTCAGAAGTGCGTTCTGCCTATCCTGTGAAGCGGCTCTGCGTAAATCATTGTTCTCTGCTGTAAGTGTTGCTATCTTATCCTGGCATAAGTAGTCTAATATGCTTCTAAAGCCGGCATTCTGGCTGTCAATAATATCTCTTGTATTATTGTTCATTGTGTTCTGTAAAGCACAAGTGTTAGTAGCCATGTTGTAGTTTACACCCTGAATGGCTTCTCTCGTCTCGCAGCAGCAGTTAGCAAGCTGTGACTGTAAAGCATTGGTATTCTGCATATTAGCGACTGTATCAGCGTTTACTGCCTGTTGTATGCCGTAGCCTGTCTGCATGATATTTGTGTTAATACCATTAAAGCCTGTGAGCATACTGTTGTTCATGGCATAAAAGCCGTCACAAAGTCCGTTAGAAATGCCGTCTAACTTGCTGACAACTGCCTGATTGTCAAAACCTCTCTGAATTTCACTGCCGACACCGCCATTAGTGCCACCACCGAAACCACCAAAGCCATTACCCCAGCCTCCAAATATCGCAAATACTACGATAAGGAACCAAAGCCATGAGCCGTCATTCCAGTTATTTCCGTTGTTTCCGTCCAAATTCGCCACAATAGGTACGCTTGGACAATTTCCTGTGTTGAACATCTGTTTTACCTCCAAAATTTATTTCATAAAGAGCCGTGCGCACGTTCTCTCATATGCTATATCCCAAAATTACCTCTAATCTGCTTCATTACATCATCAGGATTAATGCCTTTTTCTTTGCATAGGTTTCTTGCCATTTGCTCAATCCCTTTGCTGTTTCCGCTTTGAGCCATACTCATTGCATTCTTAATCATTGGATTTCCCATTACACGATTATTGCTCATTATCTGTTGCATTATTCCCATTACATTCATGCCTTTTCACTCTCCTTACTTTGTGTTCGTGGAGTTTTTCTTTGTGCCCCTAAAGATAATTGCTCAATTTTCTCGGATAGTTCGTTGAGCTTTGCCATAATACCCTCTGTGGCTTTCTCTGATAGGTCAAATTCAAGCTTTTCCGTGTCACCCGATAAAATGTCTGTCTTATCGTTTAAAACCGGCTTAAAGGTCAATGTGCGTATTGTTCCGTCAGCATTCCAGCTTTTAGCGTATATCTCCGTTAAATCCTGTTTTGGGAAAAATGCTACACTGCCATCCATTGGCACCTCGTTGGGATTAATAGTCTCAACTGCCTGTACTACTCTGCCACTTATGCTTTGTGTCGGTTCGGGCTGTTGGTATCTCTGATAGTTCGCCATTGGGTTGTACTGATATGCTCCATAATTAGGTGTATAATTCATCATTGGTTGCTGATACGGCATGTTCATCTTTGCTTTCCTCCAAAACTTCCTCTATCGCTTTAATGACAAGAGACAATGTCATTAGGTCGATTTTTTGTAACTCGCTTTTAGCAAATATTTGTTCTCTTACTTCATCATCAAACATAACATCATCTCCTTATGCCTAAATTGTGGCATAAAAAAAGAGAAGAGCATTTCCATGTTCTTCTCATATTTGTGTCATATAATGGCTTTTCTATATACAATTTTTACTACACACTTTTTGGGGTGGTTACTACACAGTTACTACACACTTTTCGCATTAAAATGCATTAAAATACATAGAATTTTATATTTTTTACGATTTTACGAAAATCCCGCAGGCCCTTTATTTTCCTAGGATTGCGCCGTTATTTACGAAATCGTATGGCACTCCTTGATATACATAATAATTAAGCCAATTGGAATAAAGTATATTGCCGTGCGATCGCCACTGTA